GGTAAAAACGCCTACGAGATTCGTCTCGAGGTTCTCAGTATCGCAGTCAGCCAAGCTGACGGCGCATACTACAATCAGGTTGATCTTGCCCGCACCACTGCAGGTGAAGGCAAAGTATACCAGCTGCCAGAGGATAAGCGCACCCGCGAAGCACTCAAGACTGCCAAGAAGCTTTATGCTTTTGTAGAAGGCGAAGGTAGAGATTCTGACTCAGAAGGCGCAGAATAATCTGCGCTAGTTTATAGATCATTGATGGCCAATGCCTTATAATAGGTGTTGGCCATCAATACTTTACGCTATTTACATTTTCTGCGTATTTGTTAGGATTGTGGCATGATTGATACTAACCACCGTTTTACTTCTGAGCAATAACTAATTTTATTATGAATACTGAATCCGATACCATCAATATTGAATCTCATACTTCCGGCGAAAATTACCGGAAATTTCTACAAAGCATAGCTGACGATGTTAAACGCACATCAATTGAAATTGGAATTACGCCATCCGATGCTCTACAGAATATCATTGAATGCATTCATGAAGATGCTGAAGAACTTATCCAGTTGTCAATTGACAATATTAACGAATTTAACTAATGAACGATCTCATCCTCAACATTCGATACATCAAGTGGCATCTTCAAATCACCGAAGGATTTCGGGTTCGAATCTTTCGCAATGATTATCACTGCTGGTCAGTTAAACCAATTGTAAAAGTCTATCAATTTGGAGAATACTTCTCCGGATGAACCGGTAAGAATAACGGCAAGGATAGCAACTACGCAGATGGTAAAGTTGTAGGCGGAGGTGCCAATGGTGGCGCTTCCGCCTTTTTCTTGGCAAAATGCGGGCGGCCTTTTGGATCAAGCAACACCATCGCAAGTACTCCCAATCCCATTACTGTGGCAACAACCCAGAATGGGATAGTAGCAGCTACATAAGACAGTCCGAGCATTGAAATACCAGAAATAATGAATGTTGGTGACTTCATTAAGAAGCCCACGAGCAAGAGCAAAACTCCTACTGCAAGTAACGACTTGACGATCCATCCGACCATCTCTAGACGTTGCTTTTCCTTTGCGATCTCAACAGCATCCCGAGCTTCCTTGAGCATACGCTCGCGCACGACAGCCTGTTCTTCCTGAAGTTTATTGAGCGCGATAGCCTGATCGTTGCGCAGCTTTGATTTCTCAGCTTCTTTCTTTTTGACTGAAGCATCAGCTTCCTCATAGCGTTTAGCTGCAGCCTGAGCTTCCTTGGCGCGTGTCTCGTAAATCTTAGCGATTTCAGCTGCTTCCTTTTTTGCGGCAGCATCGATGTCAGCAGCAATTGCTTTCTTTCTATCCTCCGGCACGGGCATGAGCATTTCTGCATTTTCCTTAGACTTCAGATTTGCAATCAGCACGCGTTTGTCGAGCCCAACGACTTCCTCAGTTGCAACCATAATACCATAGTTGATCTCAGAGATCTTGTCAAAGTTCTCGTTATCCACCTTCTCACGATTTGCATATGCTGCAGCAAGTTCTTGGCGAAACTTTTCATACTGTGCCTCAAGCGCTTTGCGTGCATCTGACTCACGACGAGCAATTTCTGTCATCCTATCAACAGCGCCAGCAGTAGCTGTAGCACCTGCTACTGTGCCCGAGGTATCCCCGCCTTTATTGTTCAATCTGTCGCCCAGACTACCTATCTTGCTACCCAGGCCCATCATCATTTGACATCCTGTAAGCAGCGCCAGCATAGGTAATACTATAAGCAATCGCTTCATTTGTTCCTATTTATACTTAGTTAGGTGCCAAGTCATGATTGCTATAAATAGCAATACTATGGTATCACCAATTCTAAAAGTACTAGGCCAAGAAGTTGCTGTCGGCACTGGCGGTAATAATTTCAACGGAAGCACTCTCATCAGAGTATACAATAACACTGCTTCGGATGTTTCGGTTCTTGTAAAAGATGCTGAAGCAGTTACTACTGGTAGTTTTACCCTTCGTTCATACGAAACGGTATTTGTCAGAAAACTACCAGCAGAAAGCATGTTTAGTACCGCTACCATCCGCATGGTTCCTATTGCTTTCTAATATATGTCCGCTGATAAGAATTACGAATCCCATGTTGCAGCAATTGGCACAGTAGTCGAGGGCCGAGCAATTCCTCAGATTGGGGTTAGCCCGCTCGATTACTCAGACATTCTGAAGTTTTCAAACTGCACCAATATCCTGGTCAATAGATGCACCATTCAGGGCGGCAAGGAAGACTGCATCGATGCAGTGCGCGGATCAAACTATACTATTATGAATACCAAGCTGATTCCAAGTCAAAATGGAATCACGCTTAAAGGATCTATTGATGGGGCGCTAATCGAAAACGTAGAGTTCGATGGGCACGGAGCGGATTGCGACATTGACATCGGCCAGTTTGATAATTACTGGTGGACTGGCCGAGCGCCCACGCGCAATGTGGTAATCCGAAATGTCTACTGTGCAAATGGTTCTCCGATAAAGGTTCGCCTATGGGATGCTGCTAATCCAGTAATCGAAAAATCGAATGTCCAGATTATTCGTGTTCCAAAGATTATCTGGTGGCCATACTTTGTATTCCGCGCTGCTCAGACTCGTGGAATTAGGAATGTCGCTAAGCCAGTCAATCCAACTATGTTTATCACTACCAAGTAATGCAATCGCCTGAGGAAAAGAAGAATTGGAAGTATGCTCTTGATTCGATTGGTAATCGAATCTGGTGTAATACAGATATGTACCTCGCAATGACGTGTGGCGGTATATGCGGATTTTGGCTTGGAATGATTGTCTGGATACTCGTCAAGCATAGATAAAAATGGCTGCTGCACCGAAAGACTTATTTGACTTCGGATTCACTGCAGTAGCAGAGCAAGATCTTGATGCCACGAAGCAAGTTGATGTGGCATACAAGCAAGCTGCAAAACACGAGGACAAGCTCGCCAAACTATATGATGCGATCCTTCCTTTGCTGCAGAATTTAAAGAAGAATCCTGAGAAGGAATACATTAAATGGCCTAACCGAGTGAAGAAGGTCGAAGAATTTGAGAAGATGATTTCGGAGATTGTCAATGGATGAATCTAGATACATTCAAATCAATCATGGATCTGGGCTTCTCAGTTGCAGCCGTGACTGTTGGCGGCGTTTTCATTGTTATCCTACTTAAGTATATTTTGGCAGGAGTTGTTTCTGATGTAAAGTCTATCAGCGGTCTAGCAGGAATGCTGAATAACCGCGTGCGCACAATGAACAACGATCTGGTCCGGATCGATGCTCTAATTTCTTCTCGATTTGGGTTGCGCGTCGATCTTGAGCGGCTATCGCGCACTGATGGCAAGACCGATGCTCGAAAGGACTGACCGTGATGGAGGAGATCAATACATTCAAGACGATGGTCAACCAGTATGGCCTACCGATTATGGCAGCTGGTGGAATGGGCTACTTTATTTACTTTGTCTGGAAATTTGTAACTGAGAATATCAATGTAGAGCTCTCGAACGCGAAGAAAATAATGATTGAGCTAATCGATAGAATTAGAATGCTAGATAACGATTTAATACGTCTCGAGCAGAAGATCAATACTGCTATCGAGGTTAAACGTGTAGAGAATCCGCTTAAAGCTAACCCCGAACGGCCTGCTGGAACAACTTCGCCATTTAATCTACCTCCTACCGATGGACAATCACAGCCGAAACAGCTATAAGGCCGCCGATACTGGATTCCTATTACTAGTAGGAATTTTGCTATTCCTGTGTGTATTGCAGTCGTGTGGCCGGGCCTCGGATATGGTACATTCATTTAAGTCGCCGGCATTTAGCGGAATTGGCTACTCCTCGCATATATTTACTCAGGAGAATTTAGCACGCACTCGCAAGCAAACAATCAAAGATGTTGCTAAAGCAGAGGCAGAAAATCTAAAGCTTGCAAGCCAGAATACTCCTCTGAATAGCTTCATTGTGAATCTGCAGGCGCGTATTTACTCGCAGCTTGCATCTCAGGTAACAGATCAGATCTTCAATGCATCTGGTGCAACTTTTGGTGTCATTAACTTGCAAGGTGGATCAACAGTAACATGGAATCGAGCGGGTGACTTTGTCACTCTATACATTACTGATCCTTCCACCGGCAACATTACTTCAATTCAGGTGCCGGTAGGATCTCTATCGCCGCCTCCATCTAGCTGATGAAAGTAATTGCCATGAGCCTACTCGCGCTGTCTTTAGTTGGCTGCGCTTCAATACCTCGCTCGCCGAGTATTCTTGAGATGCCACGCAGCCAAGTATCTCCGCTTGAGAAGCAATTGATCGGGGTTCCACCAATTGATGGTAACCGGATCACTGTTGCTATCTACGGTTTCGCAGATAAGACAGGTCAGCGCAAGACTCAGGATGCTTATGCTTCATTCTCATCAGCGGTCACACAAGGAGCAGATTCTTGGCTAATTGACTCACTGCGCACTGCTGGATCAGGTAGGTGGTTTCAGGTGCTAGAGCGAACATCCTTGGACAATCTAATTAAGGAACGGCAGCTTATTGCACAGACGCGCGAGTCGTTTCTGGGCAGAGATGCTGAAAAACTTTCTCCGATGCTATTCGCCGGTATCATTGCTGAGGGCGGGATTATCGGATACGATACTAACATTTTGACTGGAGGTGCCGGAGCTAGTCTCTTAGGTATATCCGGAAATACACAATACCGAAAAGATGTCGTGACAGTCTCCTTGAGATTTGTCTCGGTTCAGACTGGAGAAGTACTGCTTTCTGTAGCAGTTACAAAAACAATCACAAGTGTGAGCGTCTCTGGAAATCTTTTCAAGTTCTATGAACACGGTACAACGCCCGCAGAATCTGAATTGGGCCTGACAGCTAATGAGCCGAATACTATCGCGGTTCGTAGCGCAATTGATCAGGCTGTTATAGAGATCATACATCAAGGGGCGAAGACTGGATTATGGAAATTCGTCACGACACTACCACTAACCACAAATCCTTAAGATAATTGCACTATGAAAACTCTCATTAAGCTAATAATCGGATTTGCACTGATCGGATTGTTCCTCACCGCAGCATATGCGCAGAACCAGATCTATGTAAATCAAGTTACTACAGGCGGAAATACCACCTTAGTCCAAGTCGGAAGCCTCAATAAAGTCGGGACCTCACAAACTCCGAGTGACATCACCGGAGATAATATCGTGTTTGAAATGCGTCAGATTGGCGACAGCAATGACACCAAGTTTTCCATTGCTAGCGCAAACAACCTGAAGCTGCTTACTGTTGCTACCGGCAATAGCAATGCCCAGCAGTATTACTTCTCTGGTGCTAGCAATAATGTAAATATACTACTGAATGGAAACTCAAATAAGTTCTTACTCAACGGAGACACTACCGTGGATCACACATCGAGCACAGATACAGCTAAGGCTACCTTTACCAATTCGGACCTGTTGTTCGACGTTCAAGGTAACTCGAATGACATCCGTCTTGGAATTAGTTCAGGTAAATACAACTATCTGGACTACAAAGTCACTGGTAACTCCAATACTATCAAATCAACTCAAATCGGAAACACGGCGGGTTCTGCTGCAAAGGCTGGCCATGAACAGACCGTTGTGCTTACCGGATCTTCCAATGACTTGACAATCTATCAGGGCGGACTCGAAAAGCAACTGTTCAACTACACACTGGCCGGATCAACCAATACGGTGCGCATTGTGCAGACCACGACCGGTTATGCTCCGGTGATGACTACATCCGGAACAAATGGCCCAGCAGGTCCTGCCACTACCACCAATTCAATCGTTCCTCCTTCACTTTAATCCGTGAATATTAAAGCCGCTATTGCTATTAGCTTAGCGGCTTTTTCGTCTGCGTATGGGTCGATTGGAAAGATGCTAGAGGTAACTGGGCCTACTCAGATTGTTCGTGGGAAAGATAAGATTGAGGGCAAAGTCAATGTAGAAGTTGAGATGAACGATTCAGTGGAAACGCTTAAGTCTCGTGTCTCGATTACATTCGAGGATAATACCCGGATGCAGGTTACAGAATTCTCAAAGCTAAAAATTGATGAATTTGTATATGACTCAAAGACTGGTAAAGGTAGTCTGGGTATAAAAGCTGCATTTGGCACTGTGCGGTATGCTTCTGGAGCAATCGCCAAGAACAGCCGTGAAAACGTCAAGGTGCAGACACCTACCGCAAAAGTATCGGTGCGTGGCACTGACTTTTCAATGACAGTATCTGAAGATGGCAAGAGTCTGATTGTACTTCTACCATCAATTCCTAACGCCGCTGGCGAAAAAGCAATAGTAGGAGAGATTGAGGTCTCGAATATGAGCGGCACTGTGCTAATGACTAAAGCATATCAGGCAACATTCGTATCCTCGGCAAATACCGCTCCCACTCCTCCCATCATTCTAGACTTTCAGGATGAGTCTAAGATCAACAATATGCTAATGGTCGAGACACCTAAGCAAGTCACGCAGGCAGTGAAAGAACAGAAGAAAGACAAACAATCACAATCCACAAGCGACAATGAAGATAATAAGCCAAAAAAATCTGCTGCGAAAGCAGATGCTAAGGTTGCAGTTTCTCAGATTGATACGCCAGCAAATAATGAACCAGTGGCTAAAGCAGAAGATATACCTGCCGTCGAGACTAAGTTAGATCTAAGCTCTATACAGCCACAGGTGATGCAAGCGGTTGCTGAGGCAATTTCAAAGACTATTGCTCCAGCAGCTCCAGCAGTTTCAGTTATAGCAGTGGAGCCACCTACTAATATGATAGTGTCTGCAACAGTAAATACTGGCTGGTCAACTGATGGAGTTAACGCCACGCTGTATATCGATAGTAGCGGAAATATCATTCGGTATAGCACTAAAGCAAATATCAGCGCTACAGTTGAAGTCACTAACGGTGAGGGAGCCAAGACATATCCTCTCAACTTCGGTGATAAATTAAATGTGAAGATCATACAAAAGAAATAATTATGAAGAAACATATGCTCAAGACTCTTGCTGTGGGATTTGGCGTGCTTGCAGCCGCGGCCATTCTGCGAATCTTGGATCCATACCCAATTGAAGTACTTCGTCTAAAAGGTCTAGATTACTACCAACGAGCGCAAGAAAAGAAGCTATCCGAGAATATCGCGGTTATTGAGATCGACGAGAATGCTCTAGAAGCAAATGGGCAATGGCCCTGGAAACGCGATGTACTTGCTGCCGGTATACAACGCGCCGCAGACGCAGGAGCAACAGCAGTAGTTCTGCCCGTCATCTTTGCAGAGCCTGACCGGCTTGGCGGAGATGTTCAGTTCGTAGAGCAGCTTAATAAAACAGCAGTAATCATTTCTCAGTCTGCATCCCAAAAGGGCAAAGGATATCCAGTGCCTCGGGGCCTAGCTACTATCGGTGGAGCAGCAGAGGATTGGCTGTTCGACTATCCTGCTGCAATTGGGCCGATTGATGAAATTGGCAAAGCCGCAGCAGGTGTCGGTATGCTGCTAACAGCACCTGAACTTGATGGCGTGGTACGTCGCCTTCCGCTAATCATACAAGTCAAAGGTGAGAAGTATCCTACTTTACCACTCGAGGTGCTGCGCGTCTTTGGCGGTGAGGCGAGTAATCAGGCAAAAGTCACAGAAGCTGGTATTGCGGCAGTGCGCGTGGCAGGTATTGCGCCAATTAAGACTGATGCTAATGCCAGAGTCTGGCTTAACTTTAAGTATACCTTTTCTTCAGTATCTTACACTGATAAAGACTGGAGCAGTCTAAAGGGTCGTATTGCTATTATTGCACCGACGGCAGAAGGTCTGGCAAATACTGTAGCATCACCTCTGGGTACTACATACGGTTATGAGGTCAATCTTCATGCATTGCAGATGCTGATTGATGAGGCGCGTTTGGAACGGCCAGCGGAATTTGATCTTTATGAGCTTGCTGCAGGTGTGCTGATTTGCGCAATAGCAGTAGTGACTATCTGCTATCTGAGTTATAAACTTGCCGGGCTGATCTTTGTGCTACTTGCTGCAATTCCCATCGGTATAGGATTCTACCTATTTCACCTCGGATTGCTAGCCGACTATACATGGCTGATAATCGCGTTGACAGCAAGCTGGGGATCTGCGCTGTTCATGCGATTCGTGATGGAATTTAAGTTAAAGCAGCAGATTAAAAAGCAGTTTGAGACATACCTATCGCCAGATCAGGTTGCGCAGTTACAGAAGAATCCAGATGCACTCAAACTCGGAGGTGAGGAACGCGAGCTTTCCATCATGTTCACCGATGTCCGTGGGTTTACCGCAATCTCTGAGCACTACGGAAAGAACGTCCAGGGACTGACTCAGATCATGAATCGCTACATGACAGCAATGACTAGGTCAATCATTGAGAAGAAAGGTACTCTCGACAAGTACATCGGCGATGCTCAGATGGCATTCTGGAATGCTCCTCTCGATGACAATTCTCATGCCATTCATGCGGTTGAAACTGGTCTGGAGATGATGAGAAGTCTGAAGGCTTTTAATGCAGAGATCACTCAGGAAGGTGTCCCGGCTTTTGGTATGGGTCTGGGTATCAACACCGGAACTGTGGTGGTAGGCAATATGGGATCTGAGCAGCGATTTGACTACACCTGCCTGGGCGATCATGTCAATCTTGCATCACGCCTAGAAGGACAGTCAAAACCGTACGGTGTGAAGATCGTTCTGGGACCACTTACTCGTGAGCGCGTGAAGGATGTCTATCCTACGCTAGAGCTTGATTGCATCGCAGTAAAAGGTAAGAAAGAAGGCGTGCGAATCTACACCGTCTTTGACAAAGGCACTCATATCTATCCGGTGAGCCATGATAGCTTTCTGGATCTATATCGTACTCGCGAATGGAATGAAGCAATCAGGCTGGCAAAGCACCTTGCTGCTAGTATGGACTTCATGGCTGGATACTACGAGATGATGGTCGAGCGGATTGAGTATCTGCGCGATAATGATCCCGGAACAAGTTGGGATACTATTTTTAGAGCCACCTCGAAATAAGTATTGTGACATAAGCAGAACGGCTTACTGGTTTAAGCGCGTATTTCATTAGAAAACAATGTCAGTTTTTGCTAAAAGCACAGTATTTTAAGTCGTTGCTAGTGTGCAACTTAGGAAAATAGCAGCACAAATGCTTATTTTGTTATTTACATTGGTTGGTAGCCGCAATTGAATATGCGAGTCAGGTGGACAACGCAAAACCAACTTAAACAAAAAACAAAATGAAAATACATCTATCTACTACTCATAGCGACGGCAGCATTATTTCGTATTCAGCCAAGGTTGTTAGAGCTTCGGGGGAATACGCCCAACCCAACCTAACATGGGTTGAGATTCCAGCTAGAGTTAGAGCTCTCCGTTTCCCACCTTACGGCGGGCGACGGTATGTCGCTTTCAAAACATCGACGATCGCGACGCGACGCGACGCGGCGCTCGCCTGATAGCGCAAATAACCCAACGACCAACTTAAACAAAAAACAAAATGAAAACCCTAACTCCAGCCTCCCTCAACTTGCTGCTCAATCTCATCGCCGACTCCGGCAATTGGTCAAACATGCCAATGCTTGACCTCTCGCCCAGCGAGAAGGGGAATTACACTGACCTAAAGAAACACGGCCTAGTTAAATCTCACCGTGACGAGGGAATTGACTGGTGTAACTTCAAGTTTACTACCGGGACCATCGTCACTGATGGAACGCGCACCTTTATCCTTGAGGATCACGGTGATTTTTCAGAGTCAAGGGTTGCGTGAATCATCATTCTCTATCTCAATCAACATGAAAGCTAATCAACTCACTTCCATCAAAATGAATAATACCCAAGTGCTCGCTCCTGCAAATGACGGTAAAATCGGCGAGCCGCTCGGCGTTTGGCTTCGCCGACTGAATGATAAGGTTATGAGTACCCCGTCCGACCTTGAGGAGATGCTGGCAGTTAAATCTTCAGGCGCGACAGGAATTCTTTGGAAATAATAAAACGCAACATGAAAACACGCACGCGCATGATCCTCAACCGTACCAAGACTTTACTGCTCCTTGGATCAATGCTCGCCGTGGGTTCCTTTGCTCGCGCTCAGGATACTGACAGAATGATCGTTGCTCTGGCGAAAGTCGAGTCAAATGGCAATGCTGCCGCGGTTGGAGATAACGGTAAGGCCTTCGGTATCCTCCAGATTCATCTCTCGATGGTACTCGACGCTAACCGCATCGCTAGCACACACTTCACACACCGTGAGATGCTTGATCCAGTAAAAGCTCGTTCTGTAGCGAAGATTGTGCTAACCTATTACTCTAAACACATTAGTAAAACCACTGGCCGCAATGCAACCAACAAGGAGCTCGCGTTCATCTGGAACGGCGGTGCGGGCGCATGGAAGCGAGCTAGCGTCCCTATCGATGATGCGAAACAGCGCAACCTCGAGGTATACTGGAACAAGGTCGCTAAAGCCCTCTAATTACATTATGAATAAAATAATTGTCGGTGATAAAACCGAGAAAACCACGCCCACCTGCCAACAGGAGCTAGCATATGCACGAGCCAAGAAGCTTTCCGAGGCAAGTAATGCGCAACTTTCTCTAATCTGCGGAGAACTTACTGCCAAAGAATTCAGGACTATCCGAGCTATTCTAAGCTATATCCTTTTAACTCAATCCGCTTAAATGAAAAAACCAACACCCAGCCTTCGTCTGCCCCTCTGCCACAGTGCCGCGAAAAATATCTTAGTCGAAGAAGTCAGCCGGCGCTGAATACCCACGGGCGCAAAACCTCTAAATAATAAATACGTTTGTTCTTTCAGATGAGCCTACTTCTAGTAAGTAGATCTAGATTATACACCCCGGCCCTCGTTTCATCCATATGCTGAACACTATTGGCCTAACTAAAATAAAGCATACTTCAACTCAAATTGAAGTAGGTTCATTTGAAAGAATTTTTTGATTTACATTCCGCCAATTTAAGGTAGAATGATTCTACATTATGACTAAGACCAAATATGATCGCGAGCAATTGCTCGAACTCCTGCGTGCCAAAGATCCGGTAGTGGTGACATTCACCAAGATCGACGGAACTGTTCGTGACCTATACTGCACGCTTAACTTACAACTGATTCCTAAGGATAAAGTTCCGAAGAACACTAAGAAGATCAAGGAGAATCTTACAGTGATTCGTGCCTTTGATCTTGGCGAGGCAGATGAATGGCGCTCATTCCGCGTGGATTCTGTCACTGCACACAGCGTCATTCCTCTCATCGAGGCTAGCTAATACTATCAATATGGCGCGCAACGCAAAAGTTCCGAATACTAGCTACAAGATCCGTGCAACTGATAGCCGCTACACTGGTGATGAGCCAGTGTGGGATGGATGGTCAAGCTGGGATCTCGAGAAGTTCAAGAACGAGCGCTCTCGCGCCTTTAACTTCTATAACTACTATCTGGATGCAGTACAGACCAAAAGTGCTGTCTCCGAGTGGATGGAGCACAATGGTTACTCTGCTGACGCTGTTGCTGCTGTAAAGGCTGCTCCAGGTTACTTGCCGGGTATTACTGCTGGCACGCTCTGCATCTGTATGAATCGCGGCATGCCAGCCGTTCATCCGGATCTGAGTGCCACGCAGATGCCTGATAACTTATTTGTACGCGATGCTCTGGCCGCTGCAATTGCTGCTGGCCAGAATGCTGAGAAGCAACAGAGCATTCCACAGGCTGAATCTGCACCTGCAGTATCACCCATGGTTTTGCTGCAGGCCAAGGCACAGCGTACTGTCATCCTCGATCTAGATGTTCTACTTGATGTCTGGATCAAGACTAAAGGCGAGAAAGTGCAACGCATTGATCTGTATGAGGCAATGAAGCGGCATGATCTATCTGCACTAGCTTGCCCAATGGCTGAACGCTGGCTGACACGTCTGCTTGGTGAAATGTTGGCAGCTCGCGATAAAACCGATCCTGACTGCGTGGAAGGTTATCGCCTCCTTACTGGCGCCGAGTTGCGCGATAGAATTGCTGCAATTGAGCAGATGCTGGCTGATCTAGGCCGTTATTCCCATGCTGCAAAGGCTACACGAGCGCCACGCAAGAAGCGAGTCAAGCCTGCAGATAAGCAGATCACCAAGCTCAAGTATCTCAAGGAAGACACTGACTTCAAGATTGCATCGATCAATCCAACGCGAGTGGTGGGCGCATATCGTCTGCTTGCATTTAATACAAAGAGGCGCATACTACTTGACTATGTTGCTCAATCCGCTGAAGGTTTCTCGATCAAGGGTAGTTCCCTGAAGAATGTCGATGAAACGAACAGCCGATGCACTCGTCTCCGTAAACCCAATGAGTTTCTAGAGATCGCATTAAATAATACCGCTAAGCAGATTGAAAAGGCATGGGAAAAGCTGACGACCAAGGAAAGCAAACCTAAGGTACGAATCAATGAGGACGTGGTATTGCTGCGCGTCTTTGATAAGAAAGACTAAATACATCGATCACCGACTATTTTATTATTTACAAGTTCCGCACTATGATGTATTATCTATATTCTTGAAACTACTAATGTTAGACAATATTTTAACTAAAACCACATTAACTCAACGAGTAGAAGAACTTGTTTCTCTTGAGAAGATGTCCTATATCGAAGCTATGCTTTATGTCTGCAATGAGCATGGAATAGATCCTGCTGACATCAGTAAGCTAATTGTTCCTTCGATCAAATCTAAAATTGAAGCTGAAGCAATGGCTGTCAATCTTCTTCCTAAGTCAAACTCTCTGAAATTTTCCTGATAAGCGGGTATGATCGTGAAACCTTTTGAGGCATATCAAATATATACAGCGGTAAAGCTGCATTTTGAGTCCGAATCATATGATGCTCTAAAGTACAACTTCAGGACTAATGCTACGCAGAAGTCGTTTCTTAACAGACGGGATCGCTTTCACTTTGCTAAGCTTGCGAAGAAGTATCCCGAACAAAAAACCTTGGTCAACTTTCTAGTTGCTAATTTCGTCAAACACGGAAAAGGCAAATGGGCTGGTGACCTTCTTGACGGCACAGCGGAGGAAGTATACCGAGACTGGCTTAAAAGGCGAGACTCGTTCTCATATTACTTCACTGAGCAAGTCAATGTCATTGCGGCATTCAGTGAGAAAAACAATTACTCATTTGAGCAGTTATTTGCTCGAATTGGTAATCGCACTTATCCCACAATCGTCTTCCTGGCGGAGAGTGGATCGATCTCAATCGACACACTCACCGTCTTTGACGAGCTACTCAACTTTATGAAGCATCAGAACGTAACAGAGACGATCTTCTGGCCGGAGTTTGAGAAGTCAATTCGCAAGTATAGGCCTTTCCTGCGTCAAAACGTGGACCTCAAAAAGTGTAAACAAATTGCACTAAAAAGGTTTGCAAACGCCGGATGATAGCATACAATACGTTAACCATACTAAACACATACTAAAATGTCATTCGCAGATCTAAAAAATAATCGCTCAGCAAATAACATCGCGCACCTGCAATCGCAGGCGGCTAAAGCGGTCGGAAACGGTGAGAAGTCCTATAAGGACGACACACTCTGGGCTCCAACGGTGGACAAAGCTGGTAACGGCTATGCAGTGATCCGCTTTCTTCCTGCTGGTAAAGGCGAGGAACTTCCATGGGTTCGTTACTGGAATCATGGATTCAAGGGTTCCACTGGTAAGTGGTACATCGAGAATTCATTAACATCCATCGGTCAAAAGGATCCAGTTGCCGAGCTTAATTCAAAGCTTTGGAACTCAGGCCTTGATTCCGATAAGGAGCTTGCTCGCGAGCGCAAACGTCGGTTACACTATGTCGCCAATATCATGGTGATCTCTGATCCTTCAAACCCGAGTAATGATGGAAAGGTGTTCCGCTACAAGTTCGGTAAGAAGATCTTTGATAAGATCCTGGACTTGATGCAGCCACAATTCCAGGACGAGAAACCAGTTAATCCGTTTGACTTCTGGACGGGTGCTGACCTTAAACTCAAGATTCGTAATGTTGAGGGATACCGCAACTACGACAAATCTGAGTTCTCGGCTCCCACGCAGTTGTTTGCAGGCGATGAAGCCAAGCTCGAGGCAGTTTACAATCAACTGCATCCTTTGGCTGAGTTTATTGACCCTAAGAGCTACAAGTCATACGATGAGCTTTCTCGTAAGCTCAGTGATGTGCTGGGTGAATCGGGCCAGGTGCTCAGCACTGCTGAACGCACTCAACTCGATGAGACTACACCTGCTCCGCGCAAAGCCGCTGCTGACGCTTCTGCACCTCGCGAGGCTGCTCCTGCTCATAAGGCTGCAGTTCAGGCAGACAGTGATGAAGCTGGCGATGAGGATACACTGAGTTACTTCGCTAAGCTTGCGAAGGAAGACTGATCCTAACTAAAAACAGTTAACTCAATACTGAGTGGATCTTAATTGATCCACTCTTTTAGTATCCAAACGCAGGCATCATAAAGTTCTGCGTTCGATCCGGCATATTGGTATTATTAACAGTTGTCGAATTTACAGTTGAGCTATTGACGATTGGAGCAGAAGCAGCAGGCGCCACCACATTACTCGTGGTGGCTGAAGTATTCAGCTCATTCGTTTGATTCTGATATGCTGCCATTTCAGCACCAGTATTGTTAGCAGTAGATAGATTTGCTTGCGGGCTAACAATTCGCATTTCTGGCGTTGGCAAATCTGTACGGCCGCGTTGAATACGCTCTTTCAATTGAGGCAGTGACTCGCCCTCGATCATTTGGATCGGCCCGTTTGTTGGCCCAATCTCTTTACTTATCCGAGCCATTGTAGTTGCTGTATCTTCACCTTCAAGCGCAAGGCCGCGAATGGTGGCTGCGCTGCTGAGAAGCTTCTCAGGCTTGCTATCACCATCTGTCTTAGCCGCATCAGTATTCGGTACGGCTGAATCTGCAATTTTAGCCGCATCAGTATTCGGTACGGCTGAATCTGCAATTTTAGCCACAGTAGTAGCACCGGATCCAGTCTTTGGTAATCCTAGGAGGTCAAGTACTTTATCGGTTATATTAAATCCAGCAAGTTTAGCAATAAAATTAAATGGCGCGAGCAGTGAAGTAAGGACTCCCGCAAGCGCTTTTTTGACAAAGGTCAATAAGTCAATTTTTCCAGAGAATAGATCTTTAATTCCCCCAACAATCTCGGTTATTGCTGCAAAATATTCGGTGAAATATCCAATCAGATTATCAAAAAGGCTCGACACCATTTCAGTAATAACATCTTTGATTGAGAAACTATCCAGTGCTGCCGCAACGCCATCGAATCCAAATGCTTTTGCCAACCACGATATGCCGTCTTTCAATAGGTCTAGCAAGCCTCCAATTAGACCGTTGATAACTCCAGAGACCATTCCTTTCAGCCCTCCTACAATCTTATCAAGCAGAGATCCTTCTGTTTTCGTAAATCCATCAATAAAGCCAGTGATTCCATCAAATACTGACAACAGGATTGTAAGCGGCAATGCAATTTTTCCAATAACAGTTTTGAATAGGTTGAATACTTTTGGCAGGAATTTTAGCAGTGAAAACGTTTCTCCTAATTTTCCCATTGCTTGCAAGACCATTGGCAGAAATTTTAGCATCGGCGCAAAGATTACTTTTCCACCATCCACAATAGCGCTGATCGTTTTTGCAATTATCTCTACAAACGAGAAACTGTCTAAGAATGTTTCAATTTTCTTGCCAGTTTCGCCAAAGAAACTAGCAAACCATGAAATCAAACTTTTAAGCAAATCGGCCGGTGCACCAATTAGACCTTGTAGTAACTTAATAATTCCGCCTTTCAGGCCACCGATCAGTTTTTGCACAATATTTCCAGAAGTTTTTGTGAAGCCATCGATTGCTCCAGTAATCGAATCCCATACTGACATGATGATAGTAAGCGGTGCCGCAAGTTTTGCAATAGTACGACCGATCGTCTTGCCAACATTGAAGGCGGTCTTCAGACCACTTATCCAGTTGCCAATTGCGGCGGGAAATGTTGCAAGTTTCTTGGCAAAAGTCTTGATCGCTGTTGCTACTGGATCAGTTTTCCCCAATAGGTCTGGGAATGCTTTAAGGAAAGATCGGTAAAGCTTTTCTGGGCGTAGGTCGGTTAGTGTAGTCCAGAACGCCTTCATTTCGGTGAAGAATCCTCCGAACGCTGTCTTCAAGGGTTTTGCCCATTCTGCAGTAGAGGCTACAGCCTTAGAAAAGGCAGAGGATACTGATCCGAATAGACCTTTTACCGCTACACCAATACTAGAAGATATCACTTTTGCTTCAGCCTTTATGATATTAAATGAGTCTAATATCGGATCTAGATATTTACCAAGCTTTGCTGCAAGCATCATTTTTCCAGCAAGCTGAATTGACTTAAACCACTTAATGATCGGGGCAAGCAATGGCCCCATCTTGAATTCCACTAATCGTCCGAGAGCTTTAAACTTAGACGATACTGCTTCAAAGGCTCCAGCAATCTTTGTTGTTACTACACCTAATAGGTTCTTTAATGGACCTGCTACAATAGCTAGCGCAGATTTTATCATTTTGGTTAGCTCAATTATCAATCCGGTAACAAATCCAACTAGCATACCGCCAATCATTGCCACTGTCTTTCCAAAATCCATATTCCCTACATTTACTTTAATTTTTGTCTGCTTTTGTACCTCTGAGGTTGCTGTCTTCTTAGACTCCGCCGTATTCTCCATGCCTTGTAGTTTCTTAAGGCCGGCGCCGCGCCGTGACTCCAAAAATTCATCTCTTAACCCCATCAGATTATTTCTGATATCCTGCAGAACCGCGTTTGAATCGCCTGCAGATTTTACTAGGTATTCTAGACTATCTGCCATATTCTGGGCACTTGCCAAAATCTGTGAGCAGCAATCTGATAGCTGTAGTTGTGAGCTTTCGCTGTTACCGGTCTCTTTTAGCTCATTCTGTGGCTCTTTTGCAGCTGTTAGAACTGAATCTAGCAAGGGAAGCAAAGACGAGGAATTCTTCTCAATTTTTTCTAAGGTCTCGTTTGCGACCATCAACTCGAGTAGAATATCCTGAAATGTAGCGTCTTTGTCCATAGCTATATTGTGTTACTTTCGTGCTCGCGCTTTCGCCTTTTCGTTTTCTTCCTTGATATGCTGTACCAATAACGAAACATAGATTTCCCTCTCCCAAGGCATCATCTCATTCAATTCAGACAAACTGTATTTATGATGCTGCATCATAGCAAAATTTGTCTGAAAGTGATTAGCCAGGTTGTCATGCGAGAGGGCTAGGCGAAAAAACTGGCCATCCCAGAGATCGTCAGCACATTGTGGTGCTTACAATCTTTATTCGTGCAATCAAATTCTATAGTATGCTCAAGCTTAGGCATCTTCTCGATATACTCCTGAATCTTAGCAAATTGAGATTGATTGAGCGAATCCAGGAATTGAACTAGTTCCTCGCGAGTCTGTTCATCTGCTGGGTAAACCTTTTTGTCATCGAAGATATTGTCAATGCAGGATAGCACAATGTCAGTGATGTTATTCAGCTTGCTGTCTTTATTAGCTCCCTCAAGCTGGTCAATTAGCTTTACCTTAGGCCATGTCATCGTCACTCCGATTGTTTCCGTCAGCTTGATCTTGCTGTCCGGCAAGTCATCCGTCTTTACCGCAATCTCATCGAGATTGACATCAACTGTGGTGGCTTTCTCGCACTTTTCACATTTCAGACCGACCTTGCTGATCTCTCCGACTGATTTTGCTCGAAGCTTGAGAAAAAGATACTCCAGATCAAATGTGCATAGCTTGTCAGGCTCGATCTTATCGAAGGTACATGCTTTAACGACATCCTTGATAGCCTGCAATATCTGTGCTTGGTTCTCAGATTCCATGGCAATCATTAGAATCTTTTCCTCGCCGACGAGGTATGGTCGATACTGAAATGTCTTTCCAGTAGACGGAATTTTTACGCTGTATTTTGGAGCTTCAATCCTTGGTAGTGCCATAATGCAATAATAATTTAATGGTTTATGCTATAACTTCAAAATTCTCATATGTCATCACAACTAACAACTTCTGAATACTATTTTCTGCGGTATTATCTAGATTTATCCCACCAATAGTAACGGGAAATGCATTCCTTAGAACAACGCCATAGACAGTATTATCGTCCTTTTCACCTTTTGATGTCTGAAATACTCGCACATCAGCGACGTGTTTGTCTAGATACTTTGCTCTATATGTCTTAAAGTCAATAATTGCTTCAGCCCATGCATCGAAGACTTTCTTGATATAGTAATCATTCGTTAGTAAGAAAGTGAATGTCACATCCTCATTCAAAAATCCATATGGCACCTTGATTGATTGCTTCTGTGCCTGATAATCCAAAGTGGCGATTTGACGCCCGGGCAAGCTAGTAGCATCACAAAGAAGGTTCAGAACGCGCATATCACTATTATACGGTATGGAGTCTGGTATACTCATCTCAATCCGATACCGATTTGCCATGGCAAGACCTTCTCTGTTTTTCAGCTGTCCTACGAAATCAGTGATAGATGGCATAGTTGTATTAGCGCTGCTTGAGATATTGTTTCCTAGACTCAGCCCAGACTTTCGTCTTTGATGCTCCGCTAAAGTGTTCAGTGGGCAAGAAGATAGCAATGTCCCATTCTGCGGCAGGAACTAGCGATGCTCGAGTCTTCATGTGATCAAAAAGATAATGCTTAAAACATGGGGCAAACTCTCGATATTTTTTAACGCCTTTAAGAATCTGATATCTTAAGCGGATACGACTGCGCTCAGTAAGAATATCGTCCGTGACCATTGTATTGACTAACCTATCTAGAAAAAGCGCACGAATGTTGGGCGCCAGATAATGCAAATTAAGCCCATAGAATCCGCCAGGAGCTTTGTCGACCATTATGATAAGCGGAAACTTATCATAATACGGCATATCTTCCTTTGTTTTGGGATCATATGCAAACATATACATATATCCCCACATAGGTGTCTTCTTTATTTTTAGAGCTTCGTCCCTTAGCAAAACATTTCGGTTGATTCTGCCGGTCAAGCTCTTGACGCGATCTGTAAACCAGAGCCGTGAGCGCCTAGAACGTTCCTCTAGGCCATATTTGGCCAGTTCGTCGTGCAGCTTTTGAAAAAGTGAAGCCATAAACATCTATTTATAGGCAATTTCTTACCCTGTCAGTATCTTAATACCCATAGCTTTGAGTGTGTCCTCATGCCAGATCTGAAAGGACCAGCCTCGATCTGCAGCATACTCTTCTGCCGCTTCCCACTTACTGATGTTCTTAACATACGTCATAACTTCCGTGATAAAGCGCTTAGTCTTGCGCCCAGGATTGACTGGCGGAATCGTCTCTTTCTTAGGTTTGATCTCGATAATGAATGTCTTGCCATCAGCAAGAGTCATCTTAACATCCACGAAATAGCGATGCATTTTGCCATCTGTCTTGCAGCGATACGGGACTACAACTTCCTCGGATGACCATGAGTGCACATTGGATTGCTCGTCCAGCCAGCGAAATACCTGCCTTTCCCAGAGTGATCGATAGACTATATTCGTGACATCGCCACGATATTTAGATGGATTGCGCGGCGAGAATTTACCTTGGTAAGTCATATAAATAGGTACTTATCTAAGCTCCACGATTATGCTCGTCTTCCCCAAAGATTTCAGACAGTCAGTAGCAGGCAAGCAATATCCTGCTATTTGCTTTGCGTATTGTTCAAAAGACCGAGTTCCGGGGGAAAAGATCTTTCTGCCGATGCCGCCCGGTTTAGAAATCAGCGATTCAATGCAATACAGCCCGATTGAGTTGGGACAGATCGGTGGAATAGTCGATGAAGCAGTTAAGGGTGGCACAGAAGCTGGCCTGGGCAAAGCAATTACTGCAGGATCTGCAAAGTCATTGGAAAAGATCAAAACCATGAATGCCGCTGCAGCACTTTCAATTGCTGCTAAAGCATTGCCCACCATAGATTCATCCTCATCTATATCTGGTATAGTTGACTTTGGTGCTAAGCAATTACTCGCGCCAAATTCAAATACCAATTTTCAAAACTCGAATATTCGATCTTTTTCATTCAGGTTTAAGCTAGTTTCTCGCTCTGAGGATGAATCTGAGACAATTACCTCTATCGTCGAAGCATTCCGCGAAAATATGTATCCCGGAGGTAATGAAACTATCATGGAATATCCCGGTACATGGTATATCAGTTTTCTGGATAACGGCGGCCGCAATATATGGATTCCCGCAATCTATGAGTCATACTTGACTTCTTTTAGCTCAACATATAATTCATCCTCTAATATGTTCCATGAGGACGGAAGCCCAGTTGAGGTTGATGTCTCGATGGCATTCCAGGAAGTTAAAGCGCTGAACAGATCGCAGATCGAGAAACTAAATCAAGGTATAATCTAATAATCTCTCACAATGTCATTCTTCCGACAATTTCCTAAGACTGTTTATGACTTTCAGAGTGATGGTATTGACACACAAGTTGTAGATCTTTTTCGATCTGTAAAAGTTCAGAATTTATACTCTGATGATTTATCGATATATACCTATTACAATATCAATAATGGCGAGAGGCCAGATATTCTGTCTAATACGCTATATGGAACACCTGAGTATTACTGGACATTCTTTGTGGTAAATGACAAACTTAAGTCTGGGCTGTCGGAATGGCCAATGAGCGCTGGCGAGTTTGATGCCTATATGGATCAGGAATATGCTGGCACTGTTATTCAGACATATCCTCAACTTGGTCTGGCGGCAAACGGAGTCTCTATTTTATACACAAATTCGCTAGCCGGGCCGGATATGTTTCACCCAGGAGATCGCGTGCAAGGAGTACGATCTGGTGCAAATGGATTTGTAGTATCCACTGATGTTCAGCTCAGCCAGTTGCTTTTAAGAGATGTAACAGATGGATCTGGTGGCGCGTTTTTCAAAGAGAATGGAACGGAAAATCTTGTATACTATACTGGTACTAACGATAGATCGGTAACAATTGCTAAAGTTTTTAGCCATAGAGATGCACCACACCACTATGAAGATGCAGATGGGCTTATTACATATACTAGTTTATCGATAAATGAGGGAGTATCACCGTCACGGGTATTAACTACTGTTTCAAATTACGAGTACGAGATGCAGCTCAATGATGAGCGAGCAAATCTTCGAATAGTTCGTCCTGAAGCAATTTACAATTTTGCAAAGACATTTCGAGAACTGATCAATGCCTAAGAATATCAATGTCAGTTTGCGCGGAGATACAGTTCCGTATCCCACAGCATACAGAGTACATGAAATGGTTCTTACCAACCATGCTGGGCGTAAATATGATATTTATCCGCTAGTCACAGATTTCACGATCACCGAGAGCATATACACTCCTTCGCTGCTTCTAAGTGTCAGCATCAAGGATCCAATCAATATGCTGGAAGAACTAGAGCTATCTGGCCAGGAAAAGATAACTGTCAGTATTTGGAAAAAGCGGAGTACTGGTGAAGAAGAACATATTCAGCATGAGTTTCTGATATCCGAGTACCCAGTATACGGAAAGTTCAAGAATTATTTGCAGGTCTATACTGTCAAAGGTATCTCGCCTCATGTCTTTTACAATAAGTTTAAGATTATATCTCGAGCATGGAGCGGAACAATTCAGGACTTTGTCTTTAGTGTTCTGACCAAAGATCTTGGATATAATCCTGACTTTATTGAAAAGTCAGAAAAGCAAACCGCTAACATCTCTTTCATTGTTCCTGCTCTCAATCCAATCGATGCAATTGCATGGGCGCTACGCCGAGCATATGACGAGACTGGAAGCCCATGGTATTGCTACGAATCATTGCAAGAAGGAGGATCAGTTCCGGGCGGTACAATCTGGATACTGCCGCAGTCTGACCTATCTTCTTACTATGACTCGTACTCAGAGTATGAGCAAGCAGTAGCATTTACATATGCGCCAAATACTCCAGAAGACTATGAACAGCGCCGTAAGCGTATTCTTTCAATTTCGAGCAGATTCAATATGTCAAAGTATATCTCCGGAGGAAATGGCGCATACGGAGCAACTACCGAATATGTGGATATTGCTACAAAAAGCCGAGTAATCAAGAAGTTTAATTACTTACAGGAATTTTCTCAAATGCGCTGGAGTAATAAAGGCGTCAATCTAGCCAGCGACTTTAAGCTAGATGATCAGACATTAGCATCTTTGCCTGATGCTAAGATCAATTATATTCCAATCAATAGTAAAGCATTTTCTAGTGGTAGTGGCAACTATCACTCACCTACACAGAATGGCATGCTAAATCGCGCTAATTCCTATGTGGAGAATCTTGAGAATATCATTCATGATCTGACATTGGCGGGTGACTTTTATATGAACGCAGGCAATAAACTTGAGCTAAAACTGCCGAAAGCAATTGATCCTAGCGCAAATGTAAAGCGAAGTAAACATTCTGATGGCGATTATGATCTATTGCTATCTGGGCAGTATATTGCTACCACCGTAGTACACAATTTTAGCGAAGAACATACCTGCGAGGTGCGTGTAAAGAGAGACTCAATGTCAGAGAAGTTTACCTAATGAATACAGTAGATGATTTAATCAGTCAGAACTTCGCATGGTTTACCGGTGTAGTAGAGGACGTAAAAGATCCCATGCAAATGGGACGAGTACGCGTCCGGTGTATCGGTTATCATACTGAGGACAGGAACGAGATTCCCACAGATTCGTTGCCATGGTCTATTGTCATGACTTCGATTCAGTCAGCATCTATGTCTGGTATCGGCCAGTCAGCTACTGGTATTCTGCCTGGATCATGGGTGATTGGATTCTTTCGCGATGGTCGTTCTGCACAAGATCCAATTGTGCTAGGCACTATTCCATCATACTCGTCACCGGCAGATAAGAGTAAGGGATTCAGCGATCCATCTGGTAAGTATCCCGCCAGAGAAGGAATCGATACTCCCAGAGAGGCAACAGCAAATTATGGAAGTGCAGAATCGCTAATCAAGAGAGAATCACTAACAGAAAATGGTATCAAACTTGCATCTGTTCCAGCAATGAGCGCTGGATCTGCAACTGCATCGCCCGAGCAGGCCTGGGATATGAAGAGCCGCTATGATATAGTAGCTCCGCAATATCCCAAGAATCAAGTATTCAGATCAGAATCTGGCCATGTGCGTGAGGTCGATGACACTCCCGGATCTGAGCGTACTCTGGATATGCACAGAACTGGCACTTATGTTGAGGTCGATGCAGCGGGCGATAAAACAACTGTAGTGACAGGCGATAACTACGAGGTGCTTATCAAGGACAATAACGTCTATATTAAGGGTGAATGTAACCTAACTGTGGAAGGTAACCTACGCACCTATGTGAAGGGCAATTACATTCTGGAGGTCGATGGCGATAAGTTTGAGAAAATCAAGGGTAGCCGATTCTCCAGTGTTGCTAAATTTGATCAGATGGACAGCAAGCAATCAGTGACTGCAGTTGATAGCACTATCACCCTTGCTCTAAAATCAAAAATATCTGATTTAGAAGGTTTATCTGGCATTTCATTCGTTCATCCTCAGATTGATGCTTTTGGGAACTTTGCGTGCGATATTGCTCCGAATTCTAATTTTACTACAACTGATGGAAAGAACATTACTGTGGTCAAAGGCATTGTTACTAATATCTCACCTTAACCATCGACCAACTAAATTATGGCTGATATAAACACTCAATGGCTTAAAAACCTTAAAGAGCAGATCGAAGCAATTCCAGATTGCAAATCTCTAAATAAGCTGATTGCCTGGCTAAAAGAGATGTTTATGGAACTCATCGAGGATATTCTTGAGCAGATTGCCAAGCTCGTGGGCATGGTTCTTCCACCCACAAGCCTGGCAAAGATCATCAAGTACCTCAAGAATTTGGCTACACAGTACCTTGGGCCGTATCTGGCTGCTATTCGTCAAATGGTTATAATGATTAAAGCATTTGCAGAGGTGCTTAAAGCTATTCAGGATAAACTTGCTAATCTGCGTTGCTCAATTTCTGCGTCTTCCATTATCAATCAGCTAAAGATTGATATGCAAAGTAAAGCATATCAGAAGCTATATTCCGGAAACTCGTCGTTATCGCAGCTGCTAGACATTGCAACTAAGCTTAAAAATGGAGTGCCTCCTCTCTCAGTGATTGCATCTGGATTGGGCGTGAATATAGATGGTCTGCCAGCCTTAGCAAATCAATACGGCGGTACACTTCCGTTTATGTCAAAGATGCTTGACAAATATCAGCCAGCAGTTGTTCCGGATGTACCCGCTATACCCACATTTGTATCACCCACGGATATTATATTGGAAAATCCTGCACCGACTATTGATGAAGATGGTATTGCCCCCAGTTTTGGGAGATATCAGACGCCAATCATTATCACTGGCTCTGGATTTCTCGAAGGTGTTACAGTTACGATGGGCGATGTCGAGTGTGGCAATATTGAGATCATTAACGGCCGTATTCAATGTACTGTACCGGGACTGGTCACAGGCTTTCCATACGCAATCACTGTTACTAATACCGATGGCCAAAGCGCTACGCTAGATCAGGCCTTCGCATACACCGGCCGTAGCTAAAACAATATAAATAGTCATTACCTAACAGATGAGCACCGGCCTTCTTTCAGATAAAAATGTCTATGAAAAACAGGCCTTAATAGTTTCTAGACGACAGCAGTACTCTGATCTGGATCTTAGCCTGGTGCGTACTAGCAAGAAAGACATTGTACCGCTGACAGATCTAGATGCAGTTAAGACATCTGTGCGAAATATACTGCTGACAAATCATGGAGATAGGCCGTTTCAGCCTTATCTGGGCGCTAACCTGCGCGCACTGCTTTTTGAGCCAGCAGATCAGTTCACGATCTTTGCAATCCATGAGGACATTAGATTTGCCATTACTAAATTTGAGCCCAGAATAGATCAGGTCAGAATCAGAGTTGACTTCAATGATAGCAGCAGTCAATACAACGTCTCACTGGCATTCCGAGTAATTGCTCAAAATCAGAGTGCAGATATGATTGTCAGACTAGAGCGGATCAGGTAATTTTAGAAATACTCACCCAATGGCACAATTCAATGTTACTGAACTCGACTTTGATAAGATCAAAGCATCGATCAAAGCTCACTTTCGTTCTCAAACTAAGTATAGCGATTGGGACTTTGACGGCGCGGGCCTATCGACTGTGGTAGATATTCTAGCATACAATACGCACTACAATGCAATGGTGGCGCATTTCTCGCTAAATGAGACATTCTTGGATTCAGCGCAGATTCGCGGTAATGTAGTGTCTCATGCTAAGCTGATAGGATATACGCCCAAGTCTGTCAATGCACCTACTGCAGTACTTGATATTACCGTTACTGCACCTGCTATCAGCCCACCGAGCACACTTAACATTCCTCGCGGAACTCGATTTAATACACAAATCGATAATATACTATATCCATTTGTGACTATTTCCTCGGCTGAAGCTAGTCTGAGCGGCGGCACACATTATCTGTTCGATGCTGAGCACCTAAATCAGCTTCATATCAAGCAAGGTGTATTAAAGAGAATGATCTATCGCGTAGATACATCAATTGAAAATCAGAAATTTATTATTCCTGAGGAAAATGTGGACATATCTACTCTACGAGTGCGCGTGAAGCCAACTGAGACCTCTACTGATTATATCACATATAGCAAATTCTACACACTGACTGCAGTTACATCTACATCAGCCATTTACTTTACTCAAGAAAATTCTTCAGGCAAATTTGAGGTATACTTCGGTGATAACTACATAGGAAAGAAGCCTACGTCGAATAGCATTGTTGAATTAGAGTATGTCTATGGTAATGGCGAGTTTGCAAACGGCGCAAGTGTATTCACTGCTGTAGATCGAGTTAACTCGCTTGAGCTTAATGCTACTACTGCCACCATCGCTAGCGGTGGATCAGCACGTGAGTCTATTGAATCTATTCGCTATAATGCACCACTTACTTTTGCATCGCAGAATCGCGCAGTAACTGCTGATGACTATAAGGCGATCATTTCAAAAGAATTCAGTGGAATTGATTCGATCTCTGTCTGGGGCGGCGAGAATGCGGTTGAACCTGACTTTGGAAAAGTGTTTATCTCTATTAAAAAATCTAACACCAACCTTTTACTAACTGCTGAAGATAAACAAGTGATTCTGAATACTATTCTAGCAGGAAAGAATGTAGTATCAATTCGCCCGTATATCGTCGATCCAGAATACACCTATCTTGAGCTTGATGTATTCTTTAAGTATAATCCAAATTTGACAGATGAACTCAAATTTGAGTTACAGAGGAAAGTGCGAGCAACTATTCAGACCTATGCTGATGATAATCTAAAGAGGTTCGACGGCGTGTTTCGTTACTCAAATCTGCTCAAGAATATTGATCAGACTGATCGATCTATATTGAACTCAGATTTGCGCGTTTATATGCACAAGTATGCAATTCCGCGCGCTAGTGGAATAAATTACTTTGATCTTTTGTTCTCCTCACCGATCTATCAGACATCCTCAAGCAGCCCAGTATTGAGCTCTAGTATCTTTCAGATTGCGGCGGTTGACCATGAAATTGGAGATATTCCCATTGTCGGATCAGTCAACCGCACAGTATTCTTATATAAGTATATCGGCGGCGTCAAAACTGCAGTTCGCGCGGTGGGCACAATTTATACTGCTGATGGCCGAGTAGTTATCAATGGAGTTCAGCCAGATACTACTGCTCGTATTCGTATTACTGTAACTCCGAATTCGCATGATCTCGCACCGAAGAGAAATCAGCTTCTAGATATTGATTTTAACTTTGTCTCAATTACTGGAGAGGTTGATAGTATCGCTGTTGGCGGATCTTCTGGCGGAATTACATATACCACTCCTTCGCGTCACCGCGCAGGATCATAATTTTCTTATCATCATATGCCGAACTCAATAGAGTTACTCGCTAGCACGCGCAAGAAAACTAGAGAAGTAGCTCGTGTTGAGCAATTACTACCCGAGGGGCTGAGAGATAAATCTGCCAATTTAATTGAGCTGCTACAAGATTACTACACTTTTATCAATAAAAGCGGTGAGGCAAGTTATGCGCTCAATTCTATTAGCCCTGCTCGAGACATAGATCAAGCAGATTCAATCTTCTTGGATAAGCTTCAGCAAGAAATCGCGGTATCGATTCCTCGGACAACTATTGCAAACCGAGTGAATCTTTATAAGAATATTGTTCGGTACTACACCACTCGCGGATCGCCAGAATCAATTGAGCTATTTTTCCGAATTATATTCAATGATTCCGCAGAGGTATATTATCCACGCAATGATATGCTCATTGCTAGCGATGGAGTATGGGATGCAACCGCTAACCGCTCAATATATGCTACTGCTCCTGAAGTAATTATTGAAGGCGCCGGAAAAGGTGCTAGAGCTCGAGCAATAATGACGCGCGGCGCGCTGTATCGAATTGCAATCGTCAATGGCGGATCTGGATACATATCTGCGCCCACGCTGACAGTTACTGGAGACTCTTCGGTAACTGCTACAGCTACTGCGACAATTAGCAATGGCCAAATAAACCGTATAGAGGTGACAACAGGCGGATCTCATTATGCATATCCTGCTACAGTGGCAATTGTCGGTAATGGTACGGGCGCGACAGCCGAAGTACATTTAAGGCAGGATGGCGGAATTGCATATATTGAAATTACTAATCAAGGATCTGGATATACATCTGCAACTGCAAGTATCACTTGTGCATCTCATGTTAGTGGTGCAGGCGTGGTTGATGCGGTATTATCAGTTATACCTGATACTATTGGAGTAATTACTAGAGTAAATATTACTAATTTTGGAGCGGATTACGATACAGCCGCTATTACCGTTACTGGTGGCGGTGGGAGCGGAGCAAATCTAAATGCATATATTGGCGATAGTATCACGAGTATTGCACCTGTTAATTTTGGGTCTGGATACAACAATGTTGTGCCTGGATATTATGCTGGCGCCAAAGTAACTATTCCGATGTATGACGCTCCCAGTAATTGGGAGCCAGCACGCGTAATTCCAAACATTACTGATGGCGAGATTCGATCATACAATCTAGTATATCCTGGAGCAAATTATACATCTGAAACTACTTTTCCAGGCACTTTAATCGGTGATCAATCTGGCGTTTATATTGATAATAAAGGATTTCTCTCAGATACTAGTAAACTGCAGGATTCATTGTTCTATCAGAAGTTCTCGTATGTTATTCGTACTGGAAACAATGTAGATCTATGGCAGGATAGCTTTAACAAGCTAGTACATCCTGCAGGATTCAAATTCTTTGGGCAGATTCTCATATTCCTTGAGTTTCTGAAAGATAAGGCTAAGATGCCAGACTTTTCTCCTGGGTTTGTAGATAGCACGCAATTGGCTCAGGTTTACATATTTCAGGATATAATCAATAGCCTTGCACCGTCTATTCCACTATATCTAGATAGTGGGATCGAAAACCCACGCGTTAAGATAACTTCACAGATTTCGAGTGCTATCGATACAAGCGAGCTTATGCACTTTCATAACGGATGGCCGATGAATCTTTGGTCTCATCTGACGATACAGCAGGCAGATGACAATGGCGGTTCAAATCCGCGGTATCCTCATGGAAATTATACCATTAACTATATGATAAATAACACTATCGTATACTCGGATAATAATTCTACTACAACTCTGGGAGTCGAACTCATTTCTTCCTAACACACATACAGATATATGGCAGCTACAATCACAACCAAGTTTCGCCTGGAGAATGCTAACACATTCATCAAATCCATAGCCAATGACAGCGTGTATATTATGCTGGGCAAGTCAGATGCGTGGTCAGCCAATAAAGATACTAGCCAAGATAGCCCTGCTCCTACTCCACTGGATGTTCAGCTTGAGGAGAATGATATGTGGCAGAACGCAATTGCGCTGAAGAAGCTTGGAGCATCTGATGCAATCAATGTAGTTCCTCGCTATAACTGGGTTAGCGGTACTAGGTATGTTGGCTGGGATGATTTTGATGCAGCAATTTTTACTAAAAGGTTTTATGTGCTGAATGAGAACTACGATCTTTTTAAGTGTCTAAAAGCGCCACTCGACCCTCTTATTACTTCTACTAATGCACCGGCCATTACGGCATCTCCGCACGCATTTAGTACCCCGGACGGATATATCTGGAAGTATATGGGTAAGATTTCCACACCGAATGTCACGAAGTTCATGACAGTCAATTATATGCCGGTTAAGACAATCACTCTTCTGCCCGGCGTTGACGCCAGCTCGTTGAGTGCTGATGAAGCAACACAATATGCTTATCAGACAAGTTGTGCTACTGATACTTCTGGAAAGATTTACCGTTATGTAGTAACTAACGGAGGAAGTGGATATAGTACGCAGAATCCACCTACTGTTACTATATCTGGAAATGGCAGTGGCGCTGCAGCAACAGCAGTTGTTGTTAATGGTATAATTACTGCCATAAATGTGACGGGAGAAAGTGCTATGATGGATGCCACCGGCAACGGCCCACAAACATATAGAAACAATTGTGGAATTGGATATACTAGTGCATATGTTACGATTGCAAGCCCCGTGGCCGGTGTTACGGCGACCGCTCGTGCAATTCTTTCACCTAAGAATGGGCATGGAACTGATCAGACGCGGGAGCTTGGCGGATTCTATGTAGAAACAAATGTGACATTGACAGGAGCAGAAGGAGCAGGCGCCGACTTTATCACCGGTGCTAATTTCCGTCAGATTGCGCTTGTTAAGAATCCACTTAACTTTAATACAGCTGTTATCTCAAACACAGCCACACTATCCGCACTAAAAACAATGAGATTGACCGCCGCCCCCAGCGGTGGTACACTTGCATCTGGCGATTATATCACTGGCAGTTCAAGCACTGCGTGTGCATTTGTGGATTCATATGCCCTAGAAGATACAACTCATATTATCCGTTACCATCAGAATGATAAGACTGGATATGGCACATTTTCTAGCGGCGAGGCAATTACCTCATTCGGCGATCAAAGCGCTACAATTGCTTCTGGTGGCTTAGGTAATCCTGAAGTTAAGCCGTGTTCTGGTGATATTATGTTTATTGAAAACCGCGCGCCGATTACTCGAGCAATATCGCAGATTGAAGATATTCGTTTGGTCATTGAATTCTAAGAAAACCCATGTCAATTACAACTTACAACGTTCCTCCTTACTACGACGACTTCGATCCAGAGAAGAATTATCTTCGTGTGCTATTTCGTCCTGGGTATGCAGTACAGGCACGCGAGCTGACGCAGCTTCAGACTGCAATTCAATCTCAGATTGAACGTTTCGGTAACCATGTATTTCAGAATGGTTCTCAAGTTATGGGCGGTCAGGCCTCGCTGGATACGTCCTATGCTTATATTAAGCTAGAGACATCATTTAATTATACAGCTGCAGATTTAGTTGGGCCGACTACCAATTATCCACAGGGAAATACTGGTACAGGTGCTACCGAATATCTGACTGCTTCAGTAGGCGAAACTCTTAAGCTTATTACCGATACAGGTATTGGAAGTCCAACTGGTATTACTGCCACAATTCTAGAGTTTCTGCCCAGCACAACATCAGATTATCTGACAGCTTATGTTAAGTATACTGCCGCCAATGAAACCGCCCATGTCTTTTCTGCCGGGGCAATCTTAAATACTGTTGAAACCCCAGTGTATATCCCCGCCAACGGCACCACCCCGGCTGTGTACGCTCATAGATTCAAGGTTGTTGCAGCTAGCGCAACAGGATATGGAACTCGTGTAGCAGTAAACGATGGTGTGTACTACATCAATGGCAATTTTGTCTATACACCTGCTTCTTCCATTATTGTCTCGAAGTATAGTTCATATCCTTCAGCACGTGTGGTCTATAAGATCTCAGAGAATATCGTCACATCTGCAGAAGATCCATCATTGGTCGACAATGCTCTAGGCACTCCAAATGATTCTGCTCCTGGTGCACATCGCTATCAGATTGCATTAGATCTAGCAGTTGAATCTCTAGATCTGCCTAAACGCGTTGAAGATGATATTATCAATGTTCTATCGATTCGCAACGGAGCAATCATTGGTAAAGCGCGCACAGAATATTCTGAGCTAGCAAATACTCTAGCTACTCGTACTTATGAGGAGTCTGGAAATTACACAGTTCGCGCATTTCAGCTCAATGTCCGTGAGTACTACAATGATGGCACAAATGGCGGGCTGTATACTGCATTACAGATTGTTTCAAAAGATGGAGTGGCAGCAGCGCAAGCTATTACTTATGGTGGTAATCGCTTAGCAGTAGGTCTTGAGCCCGCTGTTGCATATGTCAATGGATACCGAATAGAAACACTAGACACTACATATGTTCCAGTACTGAAGGCGCGGGATATTGCAATTTCTAATTCTGCAGTGCTGTCATGCGAGCTTGGAGGATATGTCTATATTGACACGCTTGTGGGTATACCAAATATCACCACTTATTCTGTAATTACACTAAAGAAAGCTGACGCTGTCTCAATCGGTACTGCGCGCGCTCGTGGTCTTCAATATGTTTCGGGGACAAGATACAAGCTTTATCTATTCGATATTAACATTCCTGCAACATCTTATAATTATACATTTGCGGACGTTCGTACTCTCGTTGATAGCAATTTGCCTGTTCCCTTCAGCGCCGCCATTAGCGATATTAGTACTGGTATTAGTGATGCAGTGCTATACAACACATCCACGAGTTCTTTGTTGTATAAGTTGCCTTCAACCGCAACTAAAACACTTCGCGATCTAAATAATTCAGTTGATCTAGTTTACAATGTTCGACGTAAGTTTGATAGCATTACTGCCAGTAGCGGCATTGTTCAGCTTGACACCGGATCGTCGAATAAGGTCTTCACCTCAAATAATGCTGCAGATTTTATCTGTGTGAATAACACCAGCAACGGTGCAGTAGCAACACCGATGACTATTACTTCTGCCGGCTTACAAACAATTTCCCTAACATTCGCGGGTAGTGCATCTAATTCGTTTACGATTATTGCTCCGGTGACACACAGCAATATCAGTGAGAAATCCAAGACACTAACGGTAAATTCACAAATCACGCTTTCTACTCCAAATACTACTTTAGGTAATTATGATGTTCTGGGCAAAACTGATGTGCTGCGTATAAAGGGCATCTATATGTCTGCTAATCGTAATACTGTTCCAGATATTGCTAATGATCCAGATATATCTGGTCGTTACGAACTAGATAATGGACAACGCGAGAATTTCTATGATCTTGCTCGTATTCGTCTTAAACCAGGAAGTTCTGCACCAACTGGCCAAATAACAGTTGTGTTTGATTATTTCGCACACGGAGCTGGTGATTACTTCTCGGTTAACTCTTATGATTCAACACTGTATAGTCTAATTCCTTCCTTCGATTCTATCAAGGGTAAGATTGAGCTACGGGATGCTCTTGACTTTCGCCCCACAAAGGATACTACAGGAACTGCATTTACTGGTACCGGCGGCAATACCTCACATACAATTGTTCCAGGATCATTGATTATCACTGATATTCAGTATTACCTTCCGCGCACCGATAAGATCTATGTCAATAAGACTGGCACATTCGGCGTGCAATACGGTATCTCAGATGCTAAACCGGCTGCTCCATCTAATCCTACAGATTCTATGGTGCTATACGCGCTCTCGCTGGGTGCATATACCTTCGGTAAATCTGATCTAACTGCTACTGCAGTCGATAACCGCCGCTACACTATGCGCGACATCGGTCGTCTTGAACAGCGCATTGCAAATGTAGAATACTACACCTCGCTATCGCTGCTTGAAAAAGAAACTGCCTCAAAGCAGATCATGGATGGCACGAACCAACGGTACAAGAATGGATTTGTAGTAGATTCTTTTGTGGGTCATGGCATTGGCGCTATCAGCCATCCAGATTACCATTGTTCTGTGGATATTGATAAAGGTATTCTGCGTCCAGAATTCTATCAGGACAATACTGCGCTGGTTGTTAATCTAACCGATAGCGGTACAAGTAGAGTGAGGAAGACTGGGCCGCTTATTACTCTCGACTATACTGAGGTACCCGCAATTACTCAGCCCTATGCATCTGGCTCAGAAATCGTGAATCCTCATGCTATCTGGGGATGGCGTGGAGAAATCAGATTATCTCCTCCAGGTGATGACTGGAAGGAAACACAGATTGCACCTGCTCTTGCTGCAAATGCCGATCCTCAACTTAGCTGGTTCTCTGATATTAGTGAAAATTCCAGCAATAAAGTCATTTATAATGCATGGACTGGCAATTGGTATGGATCCCCGCCAGTATCTGGTACAACTGCAGGTGGAACAGAACTACAAGTAAATTCTATATCCTCGCTAACTGCCCAGCAATCTGGCAGCAGCACATTGAGCGGAACAGCATATCTCAATAGCGGAACATACAACTTTACTACTACACAAACATATAGTGACTTAATTGTAAGCACATCGCTGGTGTCGTATATTCGCTCGCGCAAGGTATACTTCAGTGTATCTGGATTAAAGCCCAATTCTCGTCTATATGCTTTCTTTGATGGAATTCAGATTGCAGATTACATCAACTCTACAGATACATTTGTAGACTACACAACTGCGGCAGATAATACCAATTATCTAGATTATACTGTGCACCCATCTCCATCTGGCGCTAGCACATTGACAACAGATGCTAGCGGAAATATCGCTGGATCGTTCATTATTCCAAATAATTCTACTCTCAAATTCCTAACAGGTAGCCGAGTGTTTCGTCTGATAGATAATGTAACCAATAATATCAATGCTGCGTACACTTATGCAGATATTACTTATACTGCCTCTGGAATTCTTGAGACACATCAGACTAGCGTGGCAAATAATACAGTGGTTTCTACTGTTCCAGCTATAGTGCGGCCAGTTGCTCAGATAGTTCAGCCGCAATATTCTAGACCAGCTGAACCATCTGTGCTTATGTATACCCCAGGAGCTGAATTGAATTATTCGGGCTTTCTGGCCCAGCGGGCTCGGGGTCCGGCAACGGGATATCTTGGAAGTCCGATCGACCTGAAAATAGGTCTAAATGACGGAATGCAATACTCTTACAATGAAGCCGATAAGATTACTTCCGTCATCGTGCGAGGACGTTCTGGAGCAACATCATCGAGCGAGGGAAATTGGGTGCCGGTAGCAACTAACCTACAACCGCCGGAGCGTGGCGAGGCGGTCTACACAGTGTCCTACACCGGGCCTGTAGGCTTGCAAGGGCAGTATGAATGGGAAGTAATTGCTACAACTGCGAGCGGTAAAACAGTAACTTCTAACCTCATACAGAATTTGGTTAATCCACCGTAATCCACCGACAGGGACATTCGGTTAATCCACCGACGGGCACATTCAACACCTTACCTTAACATTACCATTACTCTGTCAAAAATATGAGCAACGTTTCCCTAACATCAGCACAGATATCAACTGCTACACAAACCGTTAGCTCGATATATCCGCTGGCACAGACATTTGTAATAGATACTCCCGGCGGGGCCTTTGTAACATCACTTGATCTTTTCTTTAAACAGAAAGACACTATTGATAGCATGCCAGTGACTGTGCGTCTACGGACTATTGAGAATGGCACACCAACCTCTGTTATCATTCCTTTCTCAACAGTAACAGTATCTGCAGCAAACATTGCAGTATCTGCTGCTGCAGCAACCCCAACTCGATTCACATTTGAGGCTCCTATATTTCTGCGTGATACCACTGAGTATTGCTTTGAAATCACGGCCAATTCTGGGCTATACAAACTATGGTGTGCAAATATTGGCGGAAGAGATGTTATAAACCCATCATTCTTGATTGACAAGCAGCCATATAGCGGAGTGATGTTTAAGTCACAGAATGCATCAACCTGGACTCCGGAGCTCACCAAGGATATTAAGTTCACGATGTACCGTGCAAACTTTTTGACATCCGGATCTGTTGTGCTAAATGAGGCAACGATTCCTCCTGTTACACTGGATGCTAATCCGCTTGAGACATATACCACCACTCTTGCTGTAACTGGCATGGATATTATCGCTGGCACCACTGGCGGCGATGCTGGATACAAAGTAATTACTGTTACGTTATCCAATATATCGCCGAATACCGGTAATACCGGCTTGGCGGTAAACGATTCGATCACTATCTCCGGTGCTACCAATGCACCAAATGGAACATGGCTCATTACCTCTATTCCAGTCGGTTCCGGAACCGACTTCGTATTTCGTGTTCCATCTACAAACACTGTTGCTATTCCGTCGCCGCGTGTCTTAATCACTACTGGACTCGGGCTGGTGGTAAAAGGCTCAAAGACCGTTCGCGTATATCATCCGGATCATGGCCATGTTGCAGCGGCCGCAGAGGTAGTTATTGCTGGTATTGTTGCAGGTACTACAGTCAATGGTATTCCAGCAGCATCAATCAACGGAACTCATGAAGTGACATCAGTTGAGCAGGATTCATACACCATTGAGATTGCTTCTGCTTCGCCTTTGTACTTAGCTGCTACTGCAGCTGGTCGATGCGGTGGAAACGCAGTTACTGCTACTGAGAATCGTATGTTCGATGTGCTATATCCGAATGTCCAGCAATTGGCATTTCAGACTACCAATACTAATTGGTCAGTTCGCACTACTAACGGAAAATCGCTGGCAGGCGACGAAAGTCCTTATAGCAACCTAGAAAGTTACTATAACATTCCGGTTAATTCTAGCGTCTATATGCCTTCTCCTAAGGTCATTCGCTACGACCCCTCTAACCCTACCACGAAGAGTTTCTATCTGAAAGCCACGATGACCAGTGAGACAACTACACTCTCACCGGTAATTGATCTAAACCGAGTATCTGTTGTCACAATCAATAACCGTCTGGATAATCCTGCTGCAACTGACATAAGCGAACATAATGTAGTACTGAATTATAAACCAGAAACTACAGCACACGGATCATCTGCTTTGGCAAAGTATATCACTCGTCGCATTGATTTGAGTCATGCTGCATTTGCGCTGAGAATGTTTATCTCGATCAATCGGCCGGCCGGGAGCAGTATCGATGTTTACTATAAGATTCTTGCTACTGACAATTCAGATATAGACTTTGATTCTTTGCCATGGGCTGCAGTATCGCCAAACTCTTCTATTCCCACAAGTTCTAATCCAAATAACTATACCGAGATCGAGTATAATGTCACTGAAGAAGCGCTGAATAATAATTCAGGATTTACCGCATTTGCAGTAAAGATTGTATTCCTCTCAAGCAATTCATCTGCCGCGCCGTCCTGCCGCGATTTCCGCGCAATTGCAGTGACATAACGAGTATGGCATCTGCTGGACATTCTATTGTAAAAGAGGATCCATCGCTAACACGGGATGGATCCAATAGTGCTATCATAAATAGAAACAATAATGACTACTTTCGACGTCTTTCCATTAAACGCGCCACACAGGCTAAGGAAATAGAGATGGAAAAACTTAAGTGTGAAGTATCCGAACTCAAGGATTTAGTCAAACAGCTTATCTCGGTGCAGCAGAATAATCTTTCAAAGTAAAACATCATGGCAACTCAACAGGTATATCGTACTGACACATTCGAGCAATGGCGCGTTAAGTCAAATGAGAATGCTGGTACGCTGCAGTCGCTTCAGGGCATTGTTGCTGCAGTTCAGGCCATTACTGGCGCTCAAGGATTGCAAGGCATTCAGGGGCGCCAAGGTGTTACTGGATCTCAAGGTACTCAAGGCCAACAAGGTATTACTGGAGCTGGCACACAAGGTATTCAAGGAATCCAAGGTGTCACCGGTGCTCAAGGCACAGTTGGAACTGCTGGTCCGTCAACCGCGATTAACTCCGCTGCAAATACCAACGATACCATACTATACCCAGTAATGGTTGGCGCCACAGGTTCAATTCAGGCACCACAGTCAACTACTACAGTTGGGTATTTCCAGTTCAATCCATCTACTGGCGATTTAGGAATTAAAAGCCTGAGTGTTGGTGGGCCCACTGGATCTGCAGTTGCAGGTGAAATCCGTGCTACTGGTAATATTACTGCATACGCTGCATCTGACGAGCGCCTTAAGACCAACATCGTCAAGATCGATAATGCTCTCAACAAACTATCTCAGATTGACGGTGTGATCTATAACTGGAACAACGAATATAAGAAAATACATGGTCAGGTAGATGGATATTTCGTGCGCGACAATAACTCCGGTATCATTGCTCAGCAGGTTGAAGCGGTATTTCCAAATGTAGTAGCTACGCGTCCTGATGGATATAAAGCTGTGCGCTACGAATTGCTCGTTCCTCTACTTATTGAAGCCATCAAAGAATTGAAGGCTGAAGTAGATTTACTTAAAAAATAAGATTTACTTCTGGCAGGACATATACATAATGATGATCGGCATGCACGCCGTCATCTTATGAATAACTTCGTCAAATCTGCTATCCAAGCTGGTGGATCGATCCACCCTCTAATTGTTCCGTCTAATCTAACGGGCGGAACTGGCCTGATGAATCCGTCTGTCTTCAATGACAACGGTAAGATTCTGGTAAATATCCGGCATGTGAACTACACGTTCTACCATTCCGAGAATAAGGTATTTCTGCACCCATGGGGTCCGCTGACATATCTCCATCCTGAGAATGACCTCAAGCTCAGGACCACGAATTATTACTGCGAGATGGATGATAAGCTCAACATTTCGCGTCTCGACAAAATCGACATGACGTTTGGCGATAGCCAGTACACACCAATCTGGGACTTCATCGGTCTCGAGGATGCGCGCCTATTTCGGTGGGATGGCAAGTTGTATATCTGCGGTGTGCGCCGCGATACCACCACGAATGGCCAAGGGCGCATGGAACTCTGCGAGATTGTGGTTGGGCCTGACTCAGTCAAGGAAGTAAGCCGCTTCCGTATTCCTGCACCAAATAATCCAAACTCATACTGTGAGAAGAACTGGATGCCAGTACTCGATATGCCATACCACTTCGTCAAGTGGTCAGCACCTACTGAAGTTGTTCAGGCATTTCCTGAGACCAAGGAGTGTAAGACAGTAGTAATGAATGAGAATAGTAGCCCAGAGAATAAGCCAGGACTTCGCCGAGATGTTCGCGGTGGTTCTCAGATTGTTCCACTGGGTAATGGCAATCGAATTGCTATGACTCATGAGGTCGATCTGTTTAGCTCAGAGGTTGGGCGAAAAGATGGTGTCTACCATCACCGCTTTCTGATGTGGGATAAAGACTGGAATATCGTTAAGTACTCAAAGGAATTCTTTATGATGGACGGCCGCGTAGAATTCGGTGTGGGTATGTGCCATCTCAATGATCGCGAACTGCTCATTACCTTTGGTTTCCAAGACAATGCAGCATATATTCTGCGAGTTCCCACACAGCACGTAATTAACTTTATCAATGAAAATTCTTGATTGCTTTCCATACTTTAACGAGAAAGAGCTGATGGAGTTTCGTATCCGTCTGCTGTCTCCAGTTGTAGATCATTTTGTGATCTGTGATGCAAACCGCACGCACAATGGCGATCCTAAGCCATTTAGCGCTCGCAAGACTCTTGAAGAACTTGGCTTATTTAATGAAAAAGTAACTGTTATAGAGATCACCTTGCCATCGCGCGAGGAAGTCCCGGACAACTGGATTCGCGAGAATTTGCAGCGCGATGCTTTAACTCGTATGGTTACTGACTATGAGACAGTCTGTATTGTTACCGATACAGATGAGATCATGGATCCGTCCTTCGTGAAGTATTATGCTAATGTAGCATACCAGAACAAGAAAGGAATCCTGCGTATTCCAATGGCCTATCTTAACGCAAAAGCTGATCTTCAGCTTATTGCCGACAATGGAAGCGATGCGCTCTGGGCCTCAGGTTTCATGGGTATGAAGCATCATTTTGACTGCTACTCTCCAAGTAAGATTCGTGAGTCTCATGCATGGCGCAGAAACAACGTCAAGTTTGCAGATATGTTTCAGCTTGATGGGGGTATTAACTTAATGGCCGGATGGCACTTTGCATGGATGGGCGGGCGCGAAAAGATGCTAGAAAAATGGCAAGCGTTTGCAGATCAGAATGACAAGCTGCCTACTGCAGCTGGCGCGGGCAATAAACAAGAAGTTGAGAAGTTCATTTCAGCATATGATCCTCAGCAAGGATCTACTGATCCGATCGGCCGAACAAATCACCGCCTGCGTAGATACCCGATTCATTCTCTGCCACGACAAGTATTCGAGCATAAACGCATTAAGAACTACTTATTCCCGCCAGAATTCAAACGCGAGCACTTCCATGAGAATGATGCAATCTTCGGCGAGAACTGGTTCACATATCCAAACCTTTATCGAGAGATGGTTAACCGCTTTCCGTCTGGTAGCAAGTTCGTGGAAGTAGGTGTCTGGAAAGGGCGGTCGATTGCATATCTTACCACCGAAGTTTACAACTCAAAAAAGAACATCGAGTGCTACTGCGTGGATACCTGGGAAGGATCATCTGAGCATAAGACGAATGGCAGCTGGGCTGTAAGCGATAAAGAGCTTGCAGGCTTATATGACATCTTTGAGAACAATCTTCTGCCATTGAAAGAGTACTGTATTCCGATGAAGATGGAATCACTGAAAGCGGCCGAACGATTCAATGATGAATCGGTAGACTTCGTTTTCATCGATGCAGCCCACGAGTATGAGCTTGTAAAAGCTGACATTCTTAAGTGGTATCCCAAAGTTAAGAAAGGCGGGGTTTTTGCGGGGCATGACTGCTATCCGAACAACCCAGAATTTGGTGGTGTATATAAAGCTGTAACCGAGATCTTCGGCACCGGCTTTCGCGTGAATGAAAATTGTTTTATCGTGGACAAACTATGAATCGTACTTCCTTAATTAACTCGCTGATCGCCAAGATCGGCGCTAAATCTTATCTTGAGATCGGTGTGCACCAAGGTGAGAACTTTAATAAGATCTGCTGTGCTAATCGTACGGCAGTTGATCCGGTCACGCCACCACCAATAACGGGAGAGTACAAGTACTTTCATAGCACATCAAATGAATTCTTCAATTCAATTGCTGATGACCATATGTTCGATGTCATCTTTATCGATGGACTTCATACTGCTGCTCAGGTAAAGCTTGACATCAGCAATGCAATGAAACGTCTGAGTACCGGAGGCTTCATTCTTTGCCATGATATGAATCCTTTGATTGAGGAGCACCAGACACCGGAGTACAATGGTGGGCATTGGAATGGAGATTGCTGGAAAGCATTTGTGGAACTGCGTGCTAAAAATACAGACTGGAATTTTGCCACTGTTGATACTGATCAGGGGTGTGGCGTGATCTGGAAAGGAGTTGGTAATACGTTCACAAATCGTCTTCCTCTTACATGGAATAACTTTAAGCAGAATCGTGCAAATTGGCTAAATCTAATAAGCGTGCAGCGGTTTGTTAATGATATTCTCGGCGGTGCACAACTGCCTATTCTGCTCAATACATATCTGGGCGATCCGGAATATGATGAGAACAACTTCGCGCTTGCAATGTACTATGACGGCATTGGACAGAAAGCCTCTGCTATTTCATTCTACATCCGTGCAGCTGAACGTTCCAGCAATGTCTTACTACAGTATGAGTCATTAGTGCGCGCAGCGCTGTGTTTCATTTCTCAGGGAACGCGCGGTCTTTCAGTACGTGGATTGCTGCAGCGTGCGATGGCACTTCTTCCTAAGCGGCCTGAAGCATACTTCTTGCTAAGCCGTTGGTGGGAACGTGACGCTACAGTAGAAGGTTGGGTCAACGGTTATACTTTAGCATCAATGGGACTAGTGATTGCAAACGATACCAGCTCGCCATTGCGTACCTGGGTAGAATATCCCGGCCCATATGGACTCATGTTTGAGAAGGCTGTGACAGGATGGTGGGTAGGTCAATGTGCTGAGGCGCGTGATATTTTCAGCGATCTGCTACTTAACTACAATCTAGATGATGGCCATCGAGTGTCTGTCATCAATAATCTAAAGCATCTTAAGTCATACACACCAGAAATGATTGCTAAATTCGGTGCCTGAGATGAATCCACTAGAAGGATTTCCTCCAGTCTACTGGATCACACTAGCTGATTCAGTAGATCGTCATACCTCAATGAAACAGCAGTTCGCTGAGTTTGACTTAATTGCTACAACAAAGATGGCGCACGGAAACGGTGTGGGATTCGATGGCCGAACTAACGACTATCGAAACCACCCAGCTGTGCGCGGCCCATACTTTGTCTCTATGAAGTCGCAGGAGATTGCAGTCTCGCTTGGACATATTGAAATGCTCAATGCATGGCTGAAGACATCAGATTCTGAGTATGCAGTATTTCTGGAAGATGATGTTAACTTACGCAATTGCTACAACTGGAGCTTTACCTGGAAAGAGTTTGCTGCATCGCTACCTGCAGACTGGGACTGTATTCAGATGTGCCTCATCAAAGCTGAGGAGATTCCTAGCATCTGCTTTCGCGCTCGTGTGACTGCAGATTGGTCAGTGACAGCATATCTGATGCGCCGAGAATATGCCCAGAAACTGGTAGATTGGTATATTAAAGATACCAATTACCAAATCGATGTGCCCGGCGATTCAAAGGCTATTCCGATTGTGGAGAATCTAATGTACTTTCCAGGAAAGACATACATCGCTCCGCTATTTACTGAAATGAACACCTTCAGCACTAATTTTACAGTTGCTGGAAAGAAGGTGAAAGACTACAATGCTGATTCGTGCAGAGACGTCACCAGCTGGTGGCTAAATAATGGAAAGGTTACCTCGCTATACAAGTTTATGAATACTCAAGTTGAAGCACCAGAAATCCCAATGATCGGCACTGCTGTTGTTAAGAACACCAAGTGGCTTAAGCGACTAATTGGCAGCGTAGATCATCCAGTCAAAGAATTCTTCGTTATCAATAACAATGGTAAAGGTGAGATCGATGCAGAGCTTGATGAAATTGCTAAGACACCGCATCCATTCATCGGGAAAATCCGAGTAACCCATATGCCCGCCAATATTGGTGTAGCTGCATCATGGAATCTAATGATTAAGGCATATATGAAGTGCCCATATTGGATTATAGTAAATGATGACGTGGCTTTTGGCGAAGGATTTTTGAAAGAGATGCACAATGAGACTCTGAAAGATCCTTCTTTAGGAACGATTCATGGTTACCAAGGTGAGCACGGTATTGGCAGCTGGGACCTCTTTCTGATTCGAGATCATGTCATTGCAGAGTATGGTCTATTTGACGAGAATCTCTATCCAGCGTATAACGAGGATTCTGACTATTTTCTGAGGTTTATACACAAGCCAATTCGCAGGCTGATGAGTCTAAAGTCTGAGTATTATCATGGAGAAGGCAAGAAAAACGAGTACCACATTCACGGTAGCCAGACTCGAAAGACTGATCAGGTTATGAGCAGTAAACTTGACAGAGCTAATGAGCTAAATATAGAGTATATGACTCGTAAATGGGGCGCTGGCTGGCGTCATTGCTCTCCTACCGAGACGCCCTTCAGCGACTGTAATGGAGCGTTTCCAATTTCATCTACCACATATGATTTAAGGTTTGTTAGACAGAAGCACCTTGGATTTTAGTAATTGATTCTATGTATAAATAGACGCTATATATGGCTGTCTATGCAAATTTCTCGGTTGATTCTGGAATTAGTTTTACCACAACACTTACAGTTGAGGGCTTAGATGGCATGGTTTTTGACCTGACAGGATACACAGCTAGAGGCCAGATTCGCAAAACATATTTGTCTACTACAGCAGTTGATTTTGTAACAGAAATCAACGAGCCAGTTCATGGCAAACTCGTTTTGCACTTAAGTGCAGTGACTACTGCAACGATGAAGCCGGGCCGTTATCAATTCGATGTTGAAATTGTTTCTGCCGCTATTGTGATGCGCGTTGTTGAAGGGCAGATCGAGGTTAATCCTCGCATTACTCGCCCTTCATAATCTTTAGCCTGAATTGCACTGATCAATCGCAAAAATGCGCCAATCTGACCAAAATATAACTGTCAAAGCAATTGGTGTAGGTGCGCGTGGCCCGCAGGGTATACAGGGTATTCAAGGGCGCCAAGGTATTACTGGTGCCGGAACACAGGGTATCCAAGGACTTCAAGGAATTCAAGGAGCTCAAGGAATTCAGGGCACATTGGGCGCACAAGGTATCCAGGGCGTGCAAGGCGCGCTGGGCACACAGGGAATTCAGGGTATCCAAGGTGAGCAAGGAATCCAAGGTATCCAGGGTATCCAAGGGATTACCGGTACTCAAGGCACACAGGGAATTCAGGGTATCCAAGGTGAGCAAGGAATCCAAGGTATCCAGGGTATCCAAGGGATTACCGGTACTCAAGGCACACAGGGAATTCAGGGTATCCAAGGTGGTCAAGGAATCCAAGGAATTACCGGTACTCAAGGAACGCTAGGTGAACAAGGAATCCAAGGCGCTCAGGGTACTCAAGGCCAGCAAGGTATTCAAGGCACTCAAGGCCAGCAAGGTATTCAAGGCACTCAAGGTGCAACCGGTCTAGCATTTACTGTTGCTAAGACTTATGTTTCTGTCGCAGCGCTGGTTGCCGATACATCTCCTACCGGAATTATTGCTGGTCAATTTGCGCTTATTGATTCCGGAAATCTTGAAGATTCGGATAACTCGAAACTTTATCTTTGGGACGGCACCTCATATTCTTTTGTTAATGATCTTTCTGGATCTGCTGGCATTCAAGGAATTACCGGTACTCAAGGCACGCAAGGTATTCAGGGTATTCAGGGTGAGCAAGGTATTCAGGGTATCCAGGGCGAGCAAGGTATCCAGGGCGAGCAAGGTACTCAGGGAACTCAAGGTACTCAGGGAACTCAAGGTATCCAGGGTGAGCAAGGTATACAGGGTATCCAAGGTTTAACGCCTTTGCTCAATACGCCATTTTTGGCAGGAGATTATTATTTTCAGGCTGTAGGCAGTCTCTACAACGGCCTCTCATTTGCAGGAATGGCGTGGTCTGCCGGCCAGGTATTATCTGTATGGGCTCCGAATGAAGGCGGTATAGTACAGCACATTTTAATTAGTTCATATAATTCTGTAGACGGAACGCTTGTTGCGACTGTTACAGATTCGGCAAATCCTGGATATAAGACACAGGCCGGTGTTTATATTTCTCTCTCAGGACAAACTGGAGCACAGGGCATTCAAGGCATTCAGGGTATTCAAGGTATTCAAGGGGAGCAAGGAATCCAGGGCACACAAGGAACTCAAGGCACACAGGGTATCCAAGGTGAGCAAGGTATTCAGGGTATTCAAGGTACTATCCTAAACTTTATTGGAACCTGGTATAGTTCTTCTTTCGTAAAAGACACTATTGCAGTATCTACGGTGGATGGAAATACTTATATTTCTATTCGATCAACTGAACTTGTTTATACTGATCCGGCCAATGCGTCAGCAGATTGGGTTTTATATGCAACTCGCGGAATTCAGGGTGTGCAAGGTATTCAAGGAATACAGGGAATTCAGGGCACTCAAGGAACTCAGGGCGAAACAGGTATCCAAGGCATTCAAGGCATTCAAGGTATAACTGCCGCAAACGCAAACATTCTTACAAGCGATGAAGCCCCAGCTTATGCTGCCGCTGGCGATCTATGGTGGGATTCGAGCGTGGGTATGCTCCGCATTTACTATAATGACGGAACATCCTCACAATGGGTTGATGCTGACCCAGGTTTTACTCCGGTAGTAGGAGTAAATGAAGCAATCGAAATAAGCGCAACTGTAGCAACGGGAATAATCAATATTGATATTCTTTTGGGCACATTATATTACTATACTGCTAACTCAAGTGCAAATTGGACATTCAATTTTAGAGGTGCTGGATCAGAAGCCTCGTTCGATTCAGCAATTGAAACTGGTCGTCGCGTAATAGTAACGATTATGGTAACAAATGGAAGTTCTGCCTTTTATCCGCAAGCAATCACTATTGATTCTGTTGCAGTTACTCCAAAATGGTCAGGAGGCGTGACTCCTATTTCGGGCAATTCAAATTCAATAGATTCGTATACTTATACTATTGTTAAGACTGCCGCCACGCCAACTTATTCTGTATTTGCTTCACAAACCAGATTTGCGTAATAGCATATATCTCCACCTTCAATTTCGTTAAGAGTATCACGCAGAATAATTCTGCTTTCAGTTATCTATTTTAATAAATACTAAAAACTTATGGCACTAAATTTCCCACAATCACCCTTCGTAGGGCAACAAGTTACTTCAGGTACCAGAACATGGACATGGAGTGGTAGTCACTGGGCCAATAACACCGTCACCGGTGTTCAAGGCAGCCAGGGTATCCAAGGCACACAAGGCCAACAGGGTATCCAAGGCCAACAAGGTATCCAAGGTACCCAAGGCGCTCAAGGTACTCAAGGTGCACAAGGACACCAAGGTATTCAAGGCCAACAGGGTATTCAGGGTACTCAGGGCACACAAGGTACGCAAGGTGCACAAGGACACCAAGGTATTCAAGGTATCCAAGGCCAACAAGGTATCCAAGGCATCCAAGGAACTCAGGGTACTCAAGGTACTCAAGGCGAACAGGGTATCCAAGGTACTCAAGGTGAGCAAGGTATCCAGGGTATTCAAGGAACTCAAGGCCGCCAGGGTATTCAAGGAACTCAAGGCACTCAAGGCACGCAAGGTCAACAGGGTATCCAAGGAACCCAAGGTGCACAGGGACACCAAGGGATCCAAGGCACACAGGGTACTCAGGGAACTCAAGGTGAGCAGGGTATTCAAGGAACTCAAGGTACTCAAGGCCAACAAGGAATCCAAGGTACTCAAGGCACGCAAGGAACTCAAGGCCAACAAGGCATTCAAGGAACTCAAGGCGCTCAAGGCCATCAAGGAATCCAAGGTACACAAGGAACTCAGGGCACGCAAGGCGAGCAAGGAATCCAGGGTATCCAAGGGCAACAAGGAATCCAAGGTACTCAAGGTACTCAAGGCCAGCAAGGAATTCAAGGCACACAAGGCACACAGGGTGAACAAGGAATCCAAGGTACACAAGGTACTCAGGGCCAACAAGGAACCCAAGGCACACAAGGAACCCAAGGCACACAAGGAACCCAAGGCACACAAGGCCAACAAGGTATTCAAGGAACTCAGGGTACTCAAGGCCAGCAAGGTATCCAAGGAACTCAAGGCACTCAAGGCCAGCAAGGTATCCAAGGCCAACAGGGAATCCAAGGCACTCAAGGAACTCAAGGTGAACAGGGAATCCAAGGCACGCAAGGAACTCAAGGCCAGCAAGGTATCCAAGGCACTCAGGGAACTCAGGGTACACAAGGCACGCAAGGAACTCAAGGAACTCAAGGCGAACAAGGTATCCAGGGTATTCAAGGAACTCAAGGTACTCAAGGCACACAAGGAACCCAAGGTACACAAGGAACCCAAGGTACGCAAGGCCAACAAGGTATCCAAGGTACAACCGGAATGGCCTTTACCGTTGCCAAGACTTATGTCTCTGTCGCTGCACTTATTGCTGATACATCTCCCACTGCAATTGTTGCCGGCCAATTTGCGCTAATTAACACTAACGATGTTGAAGATCCAGATAATTCTAAACTTTATCTGTGGAACGGCTCATCATATATTTTCGTTAATGACCTTTCTGGAACTGCTGGTATTCAAGGAATAACCGGCGCTCAAGGTGCACAGGGCACACAGGGAACTCAGGGTACACAAGGAACTCAAGGTACACAAGGTACACAGGGCCAGCAAGGTATCCAAGGTATCCAAGGTACTCAAGGCACTCAAGGCCAACAAGGTATCCAAGGCACACAAGGTACACAAGGTGAACAAGGAATCCAAGGTACACAAGGTACTCAAGGCCAACAAGGTATCCAAGGTACGCAAGGAACTCAAGGCACTCAAGGAACACAAGGTACACAGGGAACACAGGGAACACAAGGTACACAAGGCCAACAAGGTATTCAAGGCACACAGGGAACCCAAGGCGAACAGGGTATCCAAGGTATTCAAGGCACTCAGGGAACTCAAGGCACACAGGGCCAACAGGGTATTCAAGGTACACAAGGTACACAAGGCCAACAAGGTATCCAAGGAATCCAAGGCACACAAGGAACCCAAGGTGAGCAAGGTATCCAAGGCACGCAAGGTACACAGGGTCAACAAGGAATCCAAGGTATCCAAGGAACTCAAGGCACTCAAGGCCAACAGGGTATCCAAGGAACTCAAGGCACTCAAGGAACTCAAGGTGAGCAAGGTATCCAAGGAATCCAGGGGCGCCAAGGTACTCAAGGTACTCAAGGAACGCAAGGTACTCAAGGAACACAGGGCGAGCAAGGTATCCAAGGCATCCAAGGCCAACAAGGAATCCAAGGTACGCAAGGAACACAGGGCACGCAAGGCACGCAAGGCGAGCAGGGTATTCAAGGTATCCAAGGGCAACAGGGCATCCAAGGTACTCAAGGAACGCAAGGCACACAGGGAACTCAGGGTGAGCAAGGTATCCAAGGCACCCAAGGTACTCAAGGCACCCAAGGTACTCAAGGTACTCAAGGTACTCAAGGTACTCAAGGTGAGCAAGGTATCCAAGGCACACAAGGTCGTCAAGGTATCCAAGGGACTCAAGGAACTCAAGGCACCCAAGGTGCTCAAGGCCAACAGGGAATCCAAGGTACACAAGGCACGCAAGGAACTCAAGGTGAGCAAGGTATCCAAGGAACTCAAGGTACTCAAGGACGCCAAGGCATTCAGGGAACGCAAGGCACACAAGGCACACAAGGTGAGCAAGGAATCCAAGGAACTCAAGGTGCACAGGGACATCAAGGTATCCAAGGTACTCAGGGAACTCAGGGAACTCAAGGTACGCAAGGAACTCAAGGTACACAAGGAACCCAAGGTACACAAGGAACCCAAGGTACACAAGGAACTCAAGGCCAACAGGGTATTCAAGGAACCCAAGGTACTCAAGGAACTCAAGGCCAACAAGGTATCCAAGGAACTCAAGGCACTCAAGGTGAACAGGGTATCCAAGGAACTCAAGGCACACAAGGCACGCAAGGTACACAGGGTCAACAAGGAATCCAAGGTATCCAAGGCACTCAAGGCACTCAAGGCCAACAAGGAATCCAAGGAACTCAAGGTACGCAAGGAACGCAGGGCGAACAAGGCATTCAGGGTATCCAAGGCACGCAAGGCACTCAAGGCCAACAAGGTATCCAAGGCACTCAAGGAACTCAGGGAACTCAAGGTGCCCAAGGCACGCAAGGCACTCAAGGCCAACAAGGTATCCAAGGTATCCAAGGAATCCAAGGAATCCAAGGTGTGCAAGGCGCCACCGGGCTTGCCTTCACCATTGCTAAAACTTACGTTTCCGTTGCTGCACTGACAGCAGACACTTCACCAACTGCAATTGTTGCTGGCCAATTTGCGCTAATCAATACGAATGACGTTGAAGATGCAGATAATTCTAAGTTGTATCTGTGGAATGGCTCATCGTATATTTTTGTCGATGACTTGTCTGGTTCTGCTGGTATTCAAGGAATCACTGGTGCTCAAGGCACTCAAGGAACTCAAGGCCAACAAGGCATCCAAGGCCAACAAGGTATCCAAGGAACTCAAGGCACTCAAGGCCAACAAGGTATCCAAGGAACTCAAGGCACTCAAGGCCAACAAGGTATCCAAGGAACTCAAGGCACTCAAGGCCAACAAGGAATCCAAGGAACTCAAGGCACTCAAGGCACTCAAGGCGAACAGGGTATCCAAGGAACTCAAGGCACTCAAGGTACTCAAGGTACTCAAGGTACTCAAGGCCAACAAGGTATTCAGGGAATCCAAGGAATCCAAGGTACTCAAGGTACACAAGGTGAACAGGGTATCCAAGGCACTCAAGGAACTCAAGGCCAACAAGGTATCCAAGGCACACAAGGAACTCAAGGCACACAAGGCCAACAAGGTATCCAAGGTACGCAAGGCACACAAGGCACCCAAGGAACTCAAGGCCAACAAGGTATCCAAGGCACGCAAGGCACACAAGGCACACAAGGTGAACAAGGTATTCAAGGTATCCAAGGCCAACAAGGAATCCAAGGTACTCAGGGAACTCAAGGTACTCAAGGCACACAAGGTGAACAAGGAATCCAAGGTATCCAAGGCCAACAGGGAATCCAAGGGCGCCAAGGAACTCAGGGCACTCAGGGCACTCAAGGTGAACAAGGAACTCAAGGCATCCAAGGTACTCAAGGCACACAAGGTACTCAAGGTACTCAAGGACGCCAAGGTATTCAAGGCACACAGGGAACCCAAGGTGAGCAAGGTATCCAAGGAACTCAAGGAACTCAAGGCCGCCAAGGAATCCAAGGTAATCAAGGAACACAGGGCGAACAAGGTATCCAAGGAATCCAAGGCGCTCAAGGTATTCAGGGTATCACTGCTGCAAATGCAAATGTTCTAGTAAGTGATGAAGCTCCTGCTTATCCTGTCCCAGGTGATCTATGGTGGGATACCGTCGAAGGTATGCTTCGCATTTACTATTCTGACGGTGATTCCGCACAGTGGATCGACACTGTTCCTGGTTCTGTCCAAGGTATCCAAGGTATTACTGGTATTCAAGGAACACAAGGAACACAAGGAACTCAAGGACGCCAAGGAATCCAAGGTGCAACTGGTCTAGCATTTACTATTGCCAAGACTTACGTTTCTGTTGCTGCACTGACAGCAGATACTTCACCAACTGTAATTGTTTCTGGTCAATTTGCATTGATCGATACTGCAAATGTGGAGGATCCAGATAATTCTAAGCTGTACCTATGGAACGGTTCATCGTATGTTTTTGTTAGCGACTTGTCTGGTTCTGCTGGTATTCAAGGTATTACTGGATCACAGGGTATCCAAGGCACACAAGGCACACAAGGCACACAAGGCACACAAGGCACACAAGGCACTCAGGGTACTCAAGGACGCCAGGGAATCCAAGGTATTCAAGGTGAGCAAGGAACTCAAGGTACTCAAGGTACTCAAGGACGCCAAGGAATCCAAGGAACTCAAGGTACACAAGGCGAGCAAGGCATCCAAGGTAATCAAGGAACTCAAGGCCAACAAGGTACTCAAGGACGCCAAGGAACTCAAGGTGAGCAAGGTGTTCAAGGTGAACAAGGAACCCAGGGTATCCAAGGAACTCAAGGTACACAAGGACGCCAAGGAACTCAAGGCACACAAGGTCAACAAGGCATTACCGGATCGCAAGGCGCGCAAGGTACTCAAGGTACGCAAGGTACTCAAGGCACGCAGGGTGAACAAGGTATCCAAGGTACTCAAGGAACTCAAGGCCGCCAGGGAATCACTGGATCTCAAGGAACTCAAGGAACTCAAGGTCAACAAGGCATTACCGGATCGCAAGGAACTCAAGGTACGCAAGGCCAACAAGGAATCCAAGGTATTACTGGTGCTCAAGGAACTCAAGGAACTCAAGGCACCCAAGGAACTCAAGGCACTCAAGGCCAACAAGGAATCCAAGGTATTACTGGTGCTCAAGGCACTCAAGGTACTCAAGGCACTCAAGGTACTCAAGGTACGCAAGGCCAACAGGGTATCCAAGGCACTCAGGGAACTCAAGGCACTCAAGGCCAACAAGGAATCCAGGGTATTACTGGTAGCCAAGGCACACTCGGTACTCAAGGTACGCAGGGAACTCAAGGTACTCAAGGCCAACAAGGAATCCAGGGTATTCAAGGAACTCAAGGACGCCAAGGAATCCAAGGTATAACGGGTCTGGCATTTACAATTGGTAAAACATATGCATCTGTTGCTGCACTAACAGCAGATACTTCACCAACTGTAATTGTTGCCGGCCAATTTGCGCTGATTGATACTGGAAATGTTCAAGATGCAGATAATTCTAAGCTGTACCTATGGAATGGTTCAACCTATACCTTCATCAATGACCTTTCTGGAACCGCTGGAATCCAAGGTAATACTGGTGCCACAGGAAATACGGGAAATACTGGATCCCAAGGTACTCAAGGTACTCAAGGTCAACAAGGTATAACTGGTAATACTGGAAATACGGGTAATACTGGATCCCAAGGTACACAAGGAACCCAAGGCCAACAAGGTATTACTGGTAACCAAGGTACACAAGGAACCCAAGGACAACAAGGTATTACTGGTAACCAAGGTAACCAAGGTACACAGGGCCAACAAGGTATTACTGGATCTCAAGGCGCGCAAGGTCAACAAGGTATTACTGGTAATACTGGTGCACAAGGTACACAAGGCCAACAAGGAACACAGGGAACACAGGGCCAACTCGGTACTCAAGGTACTCAAGGTACTCAAGGTCAACAAGGTATTACTGGATCCCAAGGTACTCAAGGTACTCAAGGTCAACAAGGTATTACTGGATCTCAAGGCACACTAGGTACTCAAGGAACACAGGGACGCCAGGGTACTCAAGGCGAGCAAGGTATCCAAGGAATCCAAGGGCGCCAAGGTATCCAAGGTAATACCGGTACTACCGGTAATACTGGTAATACTGGATCTCAAGGCACTCAAGGTCAACAAGGTATCACTGGAAATACGGGTAATACCGGAACTACCGGTACTACAGGTAATACTGGATCTCAAGGCACTCAAGGTCAACAAGGTATCCAAGGTAATACAGGAAATACTGGAACTACAGGAACTACAGGAAATACTGGATCTCAAGGTACTCAAGGCACTCAAGGCCAATACGGTATTACAGGTAATACAGGATCTCAAGGTACACAAGGTCAACAAGGAATCCAAGGAATCCAAGGGCGCCAAGGTATCCAAGGTAATACTGGTACTACAGGTAATACTGGAAATACTGGATCTCAAGGTACTCAAGGCACTCAAGGCCAATACGGTATTACAGGTAATACTGGATCTCAAGGCACTCAAGGTCAACAAGGTATCACTGGCAATACTGGAAATACTGGAACTACTGGTAATACTGGATCTCAAGGTACTCAGGGTACAATTGGTACTACTGGAACTACTGGAACTACAGGTAATACAGGATCTCAAGGTACACAAGGTCAACAAGGAATCCAAGGAATCCAAGGGCGCCAAGGTATCCAAGGTAATACTGGTACTACAGGTAATACTGGATCTCAAGGCACAATTGGTACTACAGGTAATACTGGATCCCAAGGCACAATTGGTACTACAGGTAATACTGGATCTCAAGGCACTCAAGGTCAACAAGGTATCACTGGTAATACTGGTAATACTGGTAATACTGGAAATACTGGTAATACTGGATCTCAAGGCACTCAGGGTACAATTGGTACTACTGGAACTACAGGTAATACAGGATCTCAAGGTACACAAGGTCAACAAGGAATCCAAGGAATCCAAGGGCGCCAAGGTATCACAGGTAATACTGGAAATACTGGAACTACTGGTAATACTGGATCTCAAGGCACTCAGGGTACAATTGGTACTACAGGTAATACTGGAAATACTGGAACTACTGGTAATACTGGATCTCAAGGTACTCAAGGCACACTTGGTACTACAGGTAATACAGGAACTACTGGTAATACTGGATCTCAAGGTACTCAAGGCACACTTGGTACTACAGGTAATACAGGAACTACTGGTGCTGCTGGACCTTCGACATCAGTAAATTCCGCTGCTAATACTACATCCACCGTACTGTATCCTGTGATGGTTACTACTACTGGAAGTAATGCAACTCCATATTCGACCACGACCGCTGGATACTTCTCGTTCAATGCAACTAACGGTGGATTGCAAGTAGCCTCGCTAGGTATCGGTACCGCTCCTTCTGGTACCGCTGGCGAAATTCGCGCAACCAACAACATCACTGCTTATTACTCTGATGAGCGCCTCAAGACACGTATCGGAAAAATCGATGATCCTATTGCCAAGGTTCAGTCGCTATCCGGATTCTACTTCGTTCCAAATGACACCGCGATTGCTCTAGGATATGAAAAGAAGATTGATGTCGGTGTCTCTGCTCAGGAAGTTGAGGCAATACTGCCAGAAATTATCGCTCCAGCGCCAATTGACTCGAAGTATATGACTGTTCGCTACGAAAAGCTTGTGCCTCTGCTGATTGAAGCAATCAAGGTACTTGCCGATCGCGTCAATGAGCTAGAAAATCGTGCTAAGTAATTAGCGCCGATTGACATAGTGCTCAGGCGGCATAAATATGCCTGAGCACTAATATATTATGTCTACCTCACCTTCACTGATCACGCGGAGTATCCAAGTTATTGGCGATGTCACCGCAGTCAAATACTACGGTGACGGTAGCGCCTTAACGGGAATTACGGGTGGGGGCGGAGGTACTGGAACTCAAGGTACACAAGGAACGCAAGGCCAGCAAGGAATCCAGGGCCAGCAAGGTATTACTGGTAACCAAGGGATACAAGGGCAGCAAGGAATTACTGGATCTGGTGCACAGGGTACTCAAGGCCGACAAGGTATTACCGGAACTCAAGGCACTCAAGGTAATACTGGTGCCGGCACACAAGGCACTCAGGGCCAACAGGGCATCACTGGATCTCAAGGCATCACTGGATCTCAAGGCACTCAGGGTAATACTGGATCTCAAGGCACACAAGGCACTCAAGGCCAACAAGGAATTACTGGTGCTGGAACTCAAGGTATTACCGGATCTCAGGGTATTCAAGGTAGCACTGGTGCTGGAGCTCAAGGAATCCAGGGTGTTCAAGGAGCTCAAGGAATCCAGGGTGTTCAAGGAGTCAAAGGCACAAAGGTTACTGCTGCTGCTTCACCACCTGCTTCTCCTTCCGTTAATGACTTTTGGTGGAATTCAGATTATGGCGTGCTGATGGTTTATTACGACGATGGAGATTCTCAGCAATGGGTATCTGCTATGTCTGGAATCACCGGAATACAAGGAACTGCTGGATCTAGTGGTAGTTCAGCATCTATTGATTCCACAAACGATGTATCTTCTAATTCTACATTTTATCCAGTAATCGTTGCAGGTAGCGGCGCTCAAACCGCTAAAATAAGTAATACTAAATTTACATTTAATCCATCGACCGGAGATTTAGCTGCAGCCGGAAATGTGACTGCTTACTTTTCTGATGATCGTCTAAAAGATAAGCAAGGCAATATCACTAATGCTTTGGAAAAAGTTAATAAACTAAACGGATTCTACTTTATTCCGAACGATACAGCAGCTAAATTGGGATATGCTAAAAGAATGGATGTGGGCATCTCTGCTCAGGAGGCAGAGATGGTATTGCCCGAAGTTGTTGTTCCAGCGCAATCTAATTCAGAATATCTTACAGTTAGGTACGAGCGCTTAATTCCATTGCTGATTGAATCTATCAAAGAAATAACTTTAGATCGCAATTATATGCTAGTTCAAATAGAATGCATTAAAGAGCACGTTAAAGCGCTGCAGCAACGCATAATTGATCTTACCGATAAATAGAATCTATGGCACTTAATTTTCCATCAGGTCCAGCGACTAACGAGATATACACTTCTGGTGGAAAAAGCTGGCAATGGACTGGCGCGTTTTGGAATGCTGTCAATCAGGGTATCCAAGGTGTGCAGGGTATCACCGGCGCTGGAGCACAAGGCATTCAAGGCCACCAAGGAATTACAGGTGCTCAGGGAACTCAAGGTCAACAAGGTATCACTGGCACTGGAGCCCAAGGCACTCAAGGCCAACAAGGTATTACTGGTAATCAAGGCACTATTGGTGCTCAGGGCACTCAAGGCCAACAAGGCACTACTGGTACTCAGGGTACTCAAGGCCAACAAGGTATCCAAGGCACGTTAGGCCAACAAGGAATCACTGGATCCGGAACGCAAGGCACTCAAGGTCAGCAAGGTATTACTGGTAACCAAGGTATCCAGGGCGTTCAAGGTATAAAAGGCACTAAAGTAAGCTCATCAGAAACTGCACCTACTAGTCCATCGGTAAATGATTTTTGGTGGGATTCGGGAAATGGCGTGCTGATGGTTTATTATGATGATGGAAATTCCCAGCAATGGGTATCTGCTATGTCTGGAATCACCGGAATACAAGGAACTGCTGGAGCAAGTACCGCTTCATCTATTGATACTGCCCTCGACACGGTTTCTAGTTCTGATTTTTATCCAGTAATTGTTGCAGGAGCAGGTACGCAGCTTGCTAAAACTTGTACTAAATTTACATTTAATCCATCGACCGGAGATTTCGGTACAACTGGAAATGTGACAGCTTACTTTTCCGATGATCGGCTAAAAGATCGTCAGGGCAACATTACAGATGCAATGAATAAGGTTGATACTCTAAATGGATTCTACTTTATTCCCAATGAAAAAGCTCAAAGCCTGGGGTATCGTAAGAAATTAGAGATAGGAGTATCTGCTCAGGAAGTTGAAGCTATTCTGCCCGAGATTATTACTCAAGCTCCAATTGATGCAAACTATAAGACAGTATATTATGATCGATTGATTCCATTGCTCATTGAGGCACTTAAAGAGCAGAATGTGGTTATTCGGCAGATCAAAGAAAAATTGATTGAGCTAGATAATAAGTGTAAATAGAAAAAATGGCGCTTGATTTTCCCACAGGGCCCACACTTAACCAGGTTTATATTTCCGGCACAAAAAGCTGGGCATGGAATGGTACATACTGGAATGCGGTAAATACTGGGATTCAGGGTACTCAGGGCATTCAGGGCGCTCAAGGTCAACAAGGTATTACTGGATCGCAGGGTGCTATTGGATCTCAAGGCATTACTGGTAACCAAGGTACCATTGGATTGCAAGGCACTCAAGGTCAACAAGGTATTACTGGATCGCAAGGTACTCAAGGCCAACAGGGCATTACTGGTAACCAAGGTACCATTGGATCGCAAGGTACTCAAGGCCAACAAGGTATTACTGGATCGCAAGGTGCTATTGGATCTCAAGGTACCATTGGATCGCAAGGTACTCAAGGCCAACAGGGCATTACCGGATCTCAAGGTACTTTTGGTTCTCAAGGCACTATTGGTTCTCAAGGTGCCATTGGATCGCAAGGTACTCAAGGCCAACAAGGAACTATTGGATCTCAGGGTACTATTGGATCGCAAGGTACTCAAGGCCAACAAGGAACTATTGGATCTCAGGGTACTATTGGTTCTCAAGGCACTCTAGGCACACAAGGTACTATTGGTGCTGGAACACAAGGAACACAAGGTCAACAAGGCATTAGTGGATCATCTACATCCATTAACGTAACCGCAAATACTACATCTAATCCGCTATATCCTGTCATGGTTGCCGCTACTGGCAGCAACCAAACTCCATATGCAACGACGACATCTGGATATTTTCAGTTTGATGCATCTACTGGATCTCTGGGAATTCAGGGACTGGGCGTGGGCACTGCCGCATCCGGAACTTCAGGTGAAATCCGTGCAACCAATAATATCACCGCGTATTACTCAGATGAGCGTCTGAAGACACGCATTGGAAACATTGCTAGTCCCATTGATAAAGTTAAAGCGCTGAGCGGTTTCTACTTTGTGCCAAATGATACCGCTGTGGCACTGGGATATGATAAAAAAGTTGATATTGGTGTATCTGCCCAGGAGGTAGCAGCGCTATTCCCAGAAATCATTGCTCCTGCGCCAATTGACTCGCAATATATGACTGTCCGATATGAAAAGCTTATACCTCTGCTGATCGAGGCAATTAAAGCACAACAAATAGAGATCGATGACCTTCGCAAGTCTATAAATAAACACAACTAATACTTTATGCCATTACCAGTATACCCAAACGAAATTTCATTAGGGCTAGTTAATACTGAGCTCGGTTATGCATCGTCTACCCAGTCAATCACATTGAACGATGCAGCGGTAAGAACTTTATTTGTTAAATCGAGTGGTGCAATAGCAATGAGTGATGGGCATGGAAAGAGTGCTGTAACTGCTCCAGTTATAACCGCTAATCCGAGTGCGTTCGTGTGGACTGCTGGCGGTAAAACCATCAGTTATAGCAATGCTAACCATACTAATCTGGAATACCTCACTGCCAATAATCCGCATATATTGGTCAGAGACTCTGATTTAAGCGCCACAGAGGGCAGCTTGTATAGTAGTCCTTTGACTATAACGTATTCTGTCAGCGGTACTAATAACGTATACCGCTGGCAGCATTCCCCCAGCTTACCGGCACCGGGCGGGTATTATTCTGATGTCAGGGGCACTGCCGAGTCTGTCAACAACGTCAGCAGTCCAGGCAGCGGGGGGTGGTACTCTGATGGATTCGACTCTCCGCAATTTTATAACGCAAGCCCTCAGGCCAACGAGATGGGGTGGTACGACAACCCGAGCAATGGAACAGGCGGCGACAGACCGGTAGTCTCGAATACTTCAACTCTATCTATTACGCAGAGAGCTTTTGCCAGCGCGGCGGCTTATTATAATTCGCCTGACTATAACGGTCAAGGTCAATTTATCTTCCCGCCGCTCCCCGACTACAACTACTACACCTCCCAATCGTCATCTGGGTGGTGGAGATTAAAGGTATCGAATTCAGCTGGAACCATATATTCTGGTTGGACTAAAGTGGAAAAGCGGTGGGCGCGCTATACATACAGCTGCAACTGCACTACCGGCTGCACCCCTTGCAATTGCACTGGCGGTTGCGATACTTGCTACGATGAGTGCTGCGACGAGAACAACGAAAATTGCGAAGAGTGCAATCCACACGACTGCTACTGCACTACGAATTGCGACGACTGCGACTGCACTACTGGATGTAGCCAGTGCGCGGCGTGGGCCGGCGTTGACGAAGGTGGTACCGCCGGTGTCTACCTCGTTCGTCCATCAAGGTGGGACGGACATTTCCCATACGCGAGAGCTGGTGCGCTTCCATACGACGCCAACCCATTTAACTTTTAGTCTTAACCAGTACGTAATCGCAAATCCATGACAATAGTAAATCTAACAACCTTCGATGAAACACTACGAGCAGAAATGCTCAGATTGGCCACAGAATCTCTTGATTCTGGCAGCAGTGAATTCTTATACAACTCAACACAATACACGGCAGTCAGAACTGATGCTGGAGGTGTTGATATATATGAAGGAATCTCGTCACAATCTATCATGTGGGACTGGCCATCACGAATCGAGATAGAGTTCAGAAACAAAGTAAAAACCGGAAAAGAGTCATCTAATCCAGATGATAGGAAATTTACAATTGGCGGCCTAAATATTGAAATTAAAGAGCCAACTACAGGTAGCTTTATCATACACACTTCTATTGTACCAACGGCTACAGTTGCTGTACCAACGCCTACAGCCTAACCGCAAAACCAGTTATATATTAGTATTTAAGTTGATCTGTTAATGAAAACCTATATTATATTATCATGAGCTGTGCTATCAAAGAAAATTTAACACCCGAAAATTATCAGGAAATAAAAACTAAACTTGAGAACGAAAATCTCGAGTCTTTTCCATCGGTGTTTCAGCAAGCACGAAATCTTGCAAAACAAGCTTGGTTGAGTGGAGTGGATGTTGCAAAGGGGAAGCCATTGCTATCCACTGCAGAAAAAGCAGCAGAAAGAATAAAGATTTGTGAGGGCTGTGAGTTCTATAAGCAAGGTCGCTGCATAAAATGCGGATGTTTTATGACTGCTAAAATTCACGTAGAAAGTTCCAGATGTCCAATAAACAAATGGGGACCAGAACTACAAGTTATGAATTCGCCAGAGCAAGTGAATGCCGCAATGACTCGGGTTGAGCAGCCAGTTCAAAATATTAAGCAAAATGAGTTGCCGCGAAAAGAAATAAACGTAACAAATCTTTCAGAACAACCTACTGAAGAAATTTGGGTAGCATCCAGGATTAACAATATTGTGTCTGAGATGAGCAAAATGATTGATTCTCCTGAGTTGGAGGCGAGATTTCCATACAAAGGGAACACCTATATGGTAAAAAAGATTAAGCCAGTTACAATCACAGTGGATAAAACCCGCGACTCAAATTTTGAAGATCTAGTGAAAAAGCATAGCAATCCGTCGGAACCGAAAACCTTCGATTTTGAGAATGAGCAGTATTTTGTTGATATAACTTCAAGCAAAAACGAACCGCTTGTGTTCAAAATCAACAAAGAAATAATGCAGCATGCTTTTTCCCAAGTACATACTTTCAAGCTAGATCCGGTGTGAAATACACCGCAAACCGCGGTTTGCGCTTTTTGCGTTAAAGTAGTAGTATAAATAGTATACTATGGCTTTACCATCCTCTAGACAAGAACTTGTTGACTACTGCCTGCGGAAACTAGGCGCTCCAGTCATCGAGATCAACATCGATGATGACCAGATCTCAGACCGCGTAGATGATGCAGTGCAGTATTACCGCGAGTATCACTCCGATGCGGTGATTCGTACCTACGTCAAGCATCAGATTACTACTGCTAATGCCACGAATAAGTATATCGATATTCCGGATCGCTATATATTCGTCTCTCGCATCTTTCCGATGACGAATAACTCATCGAGCTCATCGGGTATGTGGTCTGCTCGCTATCAAATGCATCTGAATGATGTCTATGATCTGCAGTATGCTGGCGCACTGGTCAACTACGAGATGACTCGCCAGTTTCTAGAGATGCTGGATATGACTCTGAATGGCGTTCCTCCGGTGCGGTTCAACCGCCATATGAATCGGCTGTATATTGATGTGGACTTTGCCAATACAATTATCCCTGGCGACTGGATTATAATTGATGCGTCCACCACAATTGACCCGGATCAGTATACCGATGTCTATAACGATATGTTTTTGAAGCGCTATACCACTGCTCTTATCAAGAAACAATGGGGAGCGAATCTGATCAAGTTTGAAGGTATTCAGCTTCCTGGTGGAGTTACTATGAATGGCCGCCAGCTTTGGGATGATGCTAATGCTGAGATCGACAAGCTTGAGGATGAAATGGAAAGCAAGTGGGAAAAACCGATCGACTTCTT